GATGCTACAGAGTTGCTGGCAGATTTCATCGAAAGTAATCCTGTTGCCCATACGCTACGTAATATGTATATTTATAAACAAGCTAGTTGATATTTATTCACTTGCGAAACTTTAGTTAACAAATAAAACACATAGGTTATGAAACAGAATCAAAACAACATAGAATGCGCTCCTACTAAACAAGAGGAAGGAGTTGCAAATTGTTTAATACGACTCCAATGCTGCTATTACTTCCTTTAGTATGAGCTGCGAAGATGGCTACGAAGTAACGATTTCAGCTCGCAAGAAGGGAAAGAGGACATATAACGAGTTCTCTCTAGAAGAGTTTGAGACTATCAAGGCTATGGCAAAAGAGAAGCTTGACCAGGCAGAGGACAAGCAGAAGCTCCAGGACATCATCGATGTTTGCGATAGCAATATTGAAGATATCAAGGAAAAGGAGCAGGAGAAAGAAGACGGACCAATCCCACAACATTAACAATATAGCAAATGAAACTAAGATTAGCAAGAAAGATATTATCTAGAAACAACTCCAATAAAGCAAATTATTGGAATGGCTACACACATAGCTCTATAGAAAGTTTTATCTTCTTTTCAAAAAATGAACGTGTTCGGAAAGCCTTAAGAACAGCTTGCAAGTTTTCAACTCCACCAGCCCCACTTTCAAGGCCATCACAACAACAAATCAGTGCAATATGAGTCAAGTAGATATAGATGCAGCTAACAAGCTGATAATAGCATAAGCAAATAGATAAATATAATAAAATCAAAATGAAGAAGTTATTATTTCTCAAAAAAAATAAAATAGATATTATGCAAAGAGCGATAGTCACTCTTTGCATAATATCTATTCCTTTTTTTCAATCGTTTTCTAAAAGGTATTCAAAGACAAACTTAAAGATAGATATTCCTTCTGAGAATATTCATTTTAGAATGCAAGTATATAAAGGCAAAAACTATTTTATTTTACCGAAAGTAGCTTCACACTCTTTAAATAAATATATGGATAATGAAAGAATTTGGCAATGGGAGAAAACATATATTATTGGCAAAACAAATGTAATATTAGACAGTTTAAAAGTTGGAGACATCGTTGGAGATATATGTACTGGTTTTTATAAAATTCGTAAGAAAACTTCTTTCAGATTATTATATTTTATTCCACCACAAAAAATAGGACATGTCATATTACCTTATATGTATAACGAAAAAGCAAATAGACTTTATATTAAAAATATTAGCGATTATATAACTACACCAGATACAAAATACCTCTATTCTATAGATGATAATCACCTTATATGGATAGAAAATACACCATCTTATGAAAAAATACCAAATGAAGTATGTCGTTTGCAGATATATAATCATCCATCTCTAAGCGTAGAGAGAGAATTAAAGGAAGAATATTTTAAGGAATAATAGTCCTAATGGTATAAAATGCATCCAACTAGCTTTGCAAAAATGTAAAAATAAAATTAAGATAAAACAGAAAGTCAGTGGTTGCTTCCGAACAGACAGCGGTGCCGATGATTTTGCCAAGCTGCACTCCATCGCTGAAACTGCTATGAAGAACGGAAATTCAATGCAATTCTTGCTGTAGTACAACAGTAAGACGATTACTCATGCCCATAGGGGGTGCTGAGTAGTTACGAATCAAATGTTATTGTGTAAACAATGTTAAAAACACACTGCGTATAATACAACAAACACAAAAAACAATTATCTTTGCGAAATATTTATTAATTATAAAATTTCAACAACAATGAATAGTAAGAATTTATACTTTACAATCTTCTCTTTAATCCTTTTAGGATTTATCTCTTCTTGTACAGAGAATAGTAACACGTGTAGTCCTTCTTATGCAAGCAATATAGAACAACTTAATGAAAAGCTATATGAATCTTATGCAAATATTGCAACGAGAGGAAACAATACAACATCTGATGACATAATAACACCAGAATATTTTGGCGGCTCATATGTCAAGGCAAATAAACTTATTGTCATGGTCAAAAGTGGAAGTCAAAAAGGAATAGAAGATGTAAAGAAAAGATTAGGAACAGATTCAAATGTAATATTTGAATCTTGTACTTATTCTCTTCAAGAATTAAAAGACTTAAATGCTAAACTTGAAGTATCTTTAGCCAAGAAAACCGCATTGCGAGACGAAATTGGATGGGTTGCTGTTGGTATTAGACCTATTCAAAACAGAATTGTTGTATATTTGAATAATGTTTCTAATAAAAACATCTCTAAATTTAAAAATGAAATTTGCAATTCTGATAAAATAATTTTTGATCAGTTGGAAATAGAGCCAATTGAAATACAAAAAGATACTATTGCTATAGATAACGACATTTCAACATTTTCTGTAACAAATATATATTTAAGTTCGCTGTATACTTGTTCTACGACCACAACAGCTGGTACTACACTTACAGCAACAGGTTCTGTTGGCTATCGTGCAAAACTGAATGGTCACAATGGATTTATGACTGCATCTCACGTTTTGCCAGCACTTGGACTAACAGTTAAAGTAAATTCAAAAGCTTGTGGAGTTGTTAAAGGAGTAACAAAAGGGGCACAAACAGAGGCAGCCTTCGTCATGACAACAAACAATTTTACACCAATAAACACTACGAATTGGACAGGTACAAAAATAAACCCAACTGTAGTAAAATACACGTCTCTCATTAATAGAACTGTTGTTGCAGAAGGTGGAATGACAAAAAAAGCCATTGAAGGTACTGTTGAAGATATTGAAGTAGCATGGCATGTTCAAGGAGAAAGTGTTTCTGGAAAGCTCGATTTTATCATCAACAAAGCAATTTCTGTAAAATACACGAATCAAAGTTTGTCTTTACGACAAGGAGATAGTGGGTGTCCTATTTATGATAAAAGTTCAAAAAATATTTGTGGATGCTTAACAGGAAAAGCTGTTGACAAAAATAAGCAAAAAGTGTTTATTTTTACGAGTGCAGAAATTGCATTAAATTCAATGAAAGCAACAGTATATTGATTTTTTCTAATACTTTGCACAAACAACTTTTTCGACATATCAAGGCAAATGAAGTTATTGATGAAATACAGAAAGTAAATCTAAGCAGATTCTCGCAAAAAGTTCTGTTAAGATTTGATGTTCCGCTGTTGTTGTGTACGATTAAGTGACAGATAGGCTTGCCCTCGATGCTGAAGCGCCGAGGGCTTTATTTTTTTTCATATAACAAAATCTATATTCTACTCCGAAGTGCAAGATGTTCGAATACCAAATCACTCCTTTAAACGAACAACTATTGTTTCTTTAAAACATAAGTAATAGCATGAACCGATATTGCGTGTTATCTAAGTTCGATTAAATTAAAATATAATCGAACTACCAAATAATATCGAAATAACTGCTAAAAAGCTTGGTAGTTATTTCGATTTTTTGTATCTTTGCAATCGAAATTAAATAGAAATATAGATATGGCAAAAATCGGATATGCAAGGGTCTCCACAAAAGACCAGAATTTGGACTTGCAATTGGCAGAATTAGAAAAAGCTGGTTGCGAGAAGGTGTATTCCGAGCACAAAAGCGGCATAAAAGCCCGTTTAGAGCTAGCAGAAGCGATTAAATACCTTCGAAAGGGAGATGTACTAGTCGTGTACAAATTCGACCGTCTAGGACGTTCTTTAAGCGACTTACTAAACATCATTTCAGAGTTGCACGAAAAAGGAGTATCGATACAATCTCTCAAAGACAATATCGATACGTCATCCACATCTGGCAAATTAATGATGCATATCTTCGCAAGTCTTGCAGAATTTGAACGTGACCTTATCGTTGAGCGCACCCAAGCCGGACGCAAAGCAGCCATGGCAAAGGGCAAGAAAATGGGAAGGCCAAAGCTAAAGCGACATACAAAAGCCAAGGCTACAGTATCCCTTTACAAGAACGGCATGACCATAGATGAAATCCAAAAACAGCTAGGTATAAAATCGAAATCTTCTATTTACAGATTTTTGCGCATTGAAGGCATAGAACCAACAAGAAAGCCACATATCTGCAAGAAGAAGTGAGAGACAAAAACATGGTTAAACAAAAAATTGAACAAATGAACAAAATAGATATATTATATCAAAAATGGCAATCATTGCAACCTCTACCAGAAAGGAAGCAATATCTTTTGAGTCAACGCTTTACGGTTGATTATAACTACAATAGCAATCATATCGAAGGAAATACTTTAACGTATGGCCAAACTGAGTTATTATTATTGTTTGGGAAAGTTAGCGGAGAGGGAGACTTAAAAGATTTTAATGACATGAAAGCAAGTCAAGTTAGCTTGAAAATGATAGAAGAAGAGGCCAAAAACTTGAATATGCCACTTACAGAAACCTTTATACGTCAACTTCACAAAACATTACTTCGTGAGGACTATGAAGTACATAACCAACTACCAGGTGGAATACAAACAAGCTATACTGTTCATGCAGGACGATACAAGACCCGACCAAACAGTGTAAGAACTCGCTACGGAGATTATTTTGAGTACGCATCACCAGAAGAAACTCCTGCTCTAATGTCTGATCTCGTGACTTGGTTTAACAAGGAAGAAGCTTCAGGAGTTCTAACTCCCGTTGAACTAGCGTCACTATTCCATTACCGCTATATACGTATTCATCCATTTGAGGATGGCAATGGTCGAGTTGCCAGACTAATGGTAAACTACATCCTTGCACGCCATAATTGGCCAATGGTTGTTGTCAGAAACAAAAACAAGAATAAATATATAGATGCCTTACATGAAACAGACGTTGTAGTAGGTCCTACACCTTCTGCAGGAGCACATGCCAAAATCTCACAAATTAAGCGTTTTGCTAAATATTTCAATGGACTTGTTGAAAAGGAATTGAAATACTACATAGATTTCGCAACAGAAACGTCTGAAAAAGTATGGTGGTATGACGGAAGTAAAATTGTTTTCAGAAGTGAATCTAGTAATAAATTACTTCATGCCATGCAAGAAAATCCATACATAACAACAGAAGAATTAAGCAAAGAAGCAGATATTGTTGTTACAGCAGTGAAAAAGCAATTGCGAGCCATGATAGAAAAAGGTTACATCCAAAGAAGAGACAATGATAACAGCTGGCACGTCTTCGCAACTTCTTCGATATGATAATCTTGCAGACACAATATATACAACTCCGCAAATTGCCCTTTTATATAAGAATTTTTATTAACATTTGATAAAAACATATACTTATATCATATTTTCGATAAACTGGATTTTACTCAAAAAAAACACGTATGAAGGTGTACAATGGGCACCTTCGTACGTGTTTTTAAGTAAAACGCTCTTTTTAATTAAGCTGTAGGAAACAAGAATATCCGATTATTATATTTTACATATTAAAAAGCAAAATCTTTGCCATTTCATTTATAAATTCAAAATATCAGACGACAACTTGCAAAATATTTGCAAGTTAAATATACCTAACGCCCCAAAAATAACTTGCAATAAATTTGCATATTAAACACCTTTTTAGTATCTTTGCGACAAAATTATAAACATAAATAAAAATATAAAGAAAGGAGTTTGTATGAAAGCTCATGCAGAATTAAAGAACTTATTAAAAGGCAAGAAGATACAAGCATTTGTTAAAGACATGTGCTTGCATGCCTATCCCTGGACAGAACGCATTCCTGTAGAATATTTGGAATATAAGATATTCGAAGAGTTCCGTTTACGTGAATCAACAGGCGAAAAGACACGCATTGGACTCGACAAAAAGCTACAGGTAATTCCTGATGTTATACTATTCATTAAACCAGGTTATCGAGCTCTTAATCAAGGGCATTGTTTTACCATCGCTCTAGAAATAAAAGAGTTTAAAGAAGACCTAATGCGTGACGAGAAACTATGGAAGTATGTTGGCTGGACAGATTTCTTCTTCATTGCCGTACCTGATGATCTCACTCAATATGCGTTTGAAAAAATAGTCGAGGTAAACAACGAACACCCAGAGACACTATCGAAAATAGGTGTATTAGGTCTCGAAACAGGCGAACTATACTCTCATCCGCAACGCTCAGAAGTTAGTATTGAAAAGCAGAACCTGGTATTACAGAATGCAGTCTATAACTACGCCTTCAAAGATGCAAAGACTATTTTCTTCACTCCCGAAGAACTACCAGCACAAGTAGCTTTAACAGGAAAAAATATGGTTGATGAAGATGCTAAAAACTCTGCGCAAAATAACTTGCAACAAAACTGCAAGTTAAAAAATAGCGATACACAGCAGTATGAAGAGCAACAAAATAACCTGCAAGAAAACTGCACGTTAAGAAAAGGTAGCTATAAACAACTTTCTAACGAAGAAAAAGCTGCACGAAAAGCAGCCTTCCTGGCACGTCAGGAGTTTCGTGAGAAACGAGCTGTAGAACTAGCAGAAAAATCTACTGTACTCAATGAGGATATACGTCAACGCCTCATGGCACAACCGCCAAAAGCACAGGAAGTGTTCTGGAAAATACGTGAATCCAAGAACGGCAAGCAACTTCAAGATATAGTATCAGAACTTGACTATTCTCAAAGAACAGCCGCTTACGGACTTGCCAGTCTCACTTCTGCCGGATTGATCAAACGTGACGGAAGCCGTAAAACAGGAGCCTACACTGTCACAGACGTAGCAGCATGCAACACAACGTGTGCAACTTGCTCAATAGCTCTTCAATGCAAAGACTACAAACCAGTCTAACATTCCATTCCAAATCTGGTCGTGATAGTCTGTCAAGTAGAAATTGACAAAGCCAAAGAACAAACATATAGTATTTAATAAATACGAAATATATTATTTAATAAACACAATAAAAATTATTTATTAAAGCATAAAGATACTATTTAATAAAGAATATATAGAATAAATCAAAAGTCTGCTAACCACAAAGTTAACAGACTTTCGCTTTACTAACAAAACATCAAATAGAAAGTATGCTTATCCTTTTCTATTTACGCTCTATATTGAGTTGAGTTTTACGTTCATCGTCAATAGTGCATTTGCTTAACAACGCTCCTATCCTGTGCAGTCCTGAAACAATTATCTTTTGCTGCTTGTTCCGAGGAACCTTTAAGCCATTTGCATAATGGGATAGCAATGCACTATTGATTCCAGTCTCCCTACTAATCGCTGCGAGCGATACGTATGAAGAATATGCCTTCAACATGGCAGTTACATCTTGGAACTTATATACAAATTCATATTCTTTGTTTTTGTACCATTCAGGAAGTTCTAATCCAAATTCTGTATATCCATCAAAACCAATTTTCAATTCAGCTTCACCCATATCTATAATATCATTAAAATCTTTGGTAATAATTTTCATTTCACCATATGATGTTTCGCTTGATACCAATCCTTCGAATGCTGAATTATTCCAAGCGACCTTAATAGTTATTTGCTTCATATTAGTCATTTTTGCAGCAAAGGTATAAAAAATAATACTCTTAGCACACATATCTGCGTTAAAAGTATCCAAAAGAATACTTTTTAATAAAAACAGATATAAAAAACTGCAAAAAATAGCCTAGAAATATTTTTTTAAAATAAAAATCATCGCGCGCGATTATAAAGAAAAGCAAAACGACTGTAAATATTAATACCCTGCGGTTATTTTTATGCCTAAAAATAGTTGCAAAAAAGTTGCTGATTTTCAAAAAAAATACCTACCTTTGCAAGCGAGATGCAGCAATGCACTCTCAAAGTACAACAGCATAAGGCGTAACTGTTTCATCGGCACTCTGAACTTCGCAACTTCATCCGCCCGATAATCAACAGGGATGCCCCATAGGGTGAATTGTACACTTTCACGACCGAGCTTTCTTGGCCGTGAAAGTTATCGTATATACACAATTGGGGTGGACTGGGGTGAATCTTGCGGATGGCAATGCGAAGGCCTAGAGTGGAGATTTCAGCTTGGCTCCACCCCTTCATGCAAGCGTACACACCTTCAAAAATAACACAATATAGTCAGGAGCCAGACTAAGTTTTTAAAGAAATGAAGACAACATTGCTATCAATCGCAGTATTTTGCTGCATGGCATCAGCGCAAGCACAAAAAGTAACGGTTCCTGAACCAGAGTATAAAGGACAGGTAGCTGTCATTAACGCAGACAGCACCACAACGCTTCTCCAGAAGGAAACAGGAGAACACAAGGCAAAGTCTTCAGCTTTCGCCCTGGTTCCAATTCCAGGAGCTTCCCTTCTTGACAGAACTAAAGCTTACCTCACAGTGAAGGGAGCGGAAAGCCCTAACAAGATTTCCTCCAAGAAGTTCTCCCTCATCATCCGGGTGAAGGACAACAGCGAGGAGCCAAAAAACGCCTTCGGCATCTTCAAGTTCGAAACCAAGAAGAAGGAACGCAGATTCAAGATGGCAGACATCGGCTTCGGAAGCGCATCGGCTACCACCAATTTCACCACCGTTGATTACGAGGCGAAGAAGTATGGATCTTCATCATACCTCGTAACTCTCCATGACCTGCCAGCAGGAGAATATGGAGTGGTGGCTAACGGTTTTGACAGTATCGCCACATTCTCAGTGAAGTAGAAATCATTTTGTAGAACCAGTTAAAGTTTATAGATATGGGAACAGTATTTTTATGGTTATTCATGGCATGGCTCTTCAAGGGCTTCGGTAAGGCTATGACACATTCAGGCGGCAAGAAACGCAAGGAAAGCTGGGATGGACTCAGCTACGAACAGAAGGCATGGCTGCATGACAAACATAATGGACGATAATGAGTAACAAATGTTTTCTGTTAGCAGGAATCATTGCCATCATCGGTGCAATCGAAGTAATACGCAGAGTCAGAAGAATGCAGGATGTAAAAGCTCCCATATTTCTTACTATAGGCTCTTGTGTATTGCTGCTTGTTGCAGGAATAATTCTTTCGTAAAATTATGGCATTAGAAATAAGAAGCACACCTGTGCTGACAGGTGAAGACGCTGAACGTTTTGTACGTGAGGCAGAAGAGAATGAGAGAAATCCACAAAAGAGAAAATTACTTTTCTCGTTTGAGGATATTGACAGAATGATGGAACGTTCACGAAAATATCTAAAAGAGCATGGAGGAAAGAGTCCTTTTGCAAAGTAAGCAGCTCATTGCCATATTCTTTTCCTGAAGATCTTGGCAAAATGCACAATTGAAATATTACAGAGAAAGGAATATCATATAAGAACCGCTGTTGTTATGTGCTATTAAGTTAGTTTTTGTCTCTTCACTGAGGCTGGACGTTCTCAGCGGAAGCCTATCGTTGTTGTGTGCGATTAAGTTCGTGTTTGCCTCATTACTGAGACTGGACGTGACAGACAGGCTGGAGCCGGAGGAAATTCCTCCGGCTCTTTTCATCTATGCCATCTACTTTTTTTCACCTTGTTCTGTGGTCTCATCATGTGCATAGCCATAAGCATACATCTACGTCTGAAGGCGAGTTCGTCTTCATCGTCTTTCTTTCCCCAGCCAGTGCCAGGACCACCACCTCCTCCATGAGACTCGGCAATAGCTGTAGCCTTATCAAGATAACCCAAGAACAGAGCAGTGGCTACTGTCGTAATTTCAGTAGCATTCTCTGCCATCTGCTCGAAGATAGAATCATCCAAAAGAACAGAATTGTATTTGTCAAGTATTCTTCTTTCGTCAGGAGACATATTTGCTGTCATTTCGTTGTATTTCTCCATCCTCTTCATAGCATCGAAAGCAGCGAGATTGTAACCAAACGCCTCCATTTCCTGCATGGCATTCTTGTTATACTCAGGCTGTGCTGTTTGAAGTTTCGTCTTCACCTCCTGGTAGCGAGTTTCCGTTTTTGAGGTCTGCGCATTCAAACTGTCGAGCTTTGCCTGTGCCACACTAAGCTTGCTTTCCTTGTCAAGAATCTGAGCCTTGACATCTTCAAGGTTCTTAGTGATGGCATCCATCTTTCGGGCAGCTTCCTCAACTGAGATCTTACCTGAATCACGGTCAGCCTTTAACTTCGCAATTTCCTTCTCCAGGTCTTCCTTATAGGTTTCCAGATGCTCTATCATCGTACTCAATCCCTTGACTCTTGCAGAGGCATGTTTGATTTCCTTATTCAAAGAATCAATGGTCTTCTTCTGTTCTTTGATGGTTTCCTCGTTCTTCTCGATAGCATCATCAAGAACAATCTTAGTATCAAAGAGCCTTTTGTTTTGCTCCTTCAACTCCTTTCTTAAAGCTTCGTGATATTCTGCTGTTGAACGATGTTTAGCACCTGTTTCAGCTATTGGCTCCCCACGTTCCAACCCATACTTTGCATTGATTTCTGCAATGGCATTATGAAGTTCGGTCGTTCTTTTTTGATACTCAAACTTGGAATTATTCTCACCGACCATCACCTGCTTCCACGAAAATTTGTTCTGTTCAGTGATAGGAAGAACTGTACAATGTATATGTGGATTTGTTTCGTCCAAATGTACCACAAATGCAGCAATGTTTTTTTCACCAAATCTATCACTCATAAACCGATACATATCTTTAGCCCAGTTTTCTATTTCTGGCATTCTTCTGATGGAAGAATTGTCTGCACCACGTTCCAAATTCACCTTTTGATTTCCAAAAGCCAAACGGTGCATTTGGTCTCTCGATCCTCCTAATATGAAGTTGGCAATTGTCCTTATTTTGGGTTCCAGCCCTAATTTCTTATATTTCTTGTTAGGGTCTTCAATACCTCTTTTTTTCAAATTTTCTCTTATTCGTTTCGGAATAGATGTTCTTTTATCTACAGGAACGACCTGGCATCCTTGCGTTATTTCGAAATTCAGAAGGTCTCTTGTTGGGTCTATATTTAAAGACCGAGAACTTGTTTTCGCACCATGCAAAGAAACTCTCAAATGCTCATTGCTTTGAGAAAGGGTCATGCCCTTTCCTGGTCGAATGTCCATTACTTGTTTTGCCATAAATATCTGTTTTTGAGTTAGGGGGGCAGGGTTCTTAGGGAGCATTCCATGAGCCTAATTTTAACAACGGCTTGCCGCACGTAAGTCGCTTCATAGAAGCTTGTTAAGCCCTCCAAAATCTTTTTGAGGGGGAATTAGGCTTCCCCCTAATGAAAAAACACCACTCTATCGGCGCAAGCGCACGTTAAAAAAACGCTCTAATTATCCAAAGACTTTTCTCCAGAAGAAAGGGTTTCACTTCTTTCAGATGAAGAAGATTGTGAAGGAGTCGCCTGAGGCTGTAAAGAATCGTCTCTATGACGTTCTGTCTCTATATCCGAGAATCGATCCATTGCAACACGAATGGCTTTACCGAAACGATTTTTTCAGTGCCGACCTTTTGGATCTCCGCAACGCCCATACAGCAAAGCACACTGATGAACTTGGAAACAGTTGTGCGGTTCCATATCCATCCTTTTGTAAGCTTACTGTATTTGATCATCCCTTTAGTTCCACATGAAGTCTCAGAGAAATAGCAGTATAGCTGCACTACCGTTCTCCAAGAATTGAATATTTCAATCTTTGGAATATGCCCTGTCTTTGTGAAGACAGTGATTAGGAGATTATTTCTCAAAGAAGAAATGAAAGACTTGTATAGATGCTCTTTTCTTTCACGAAAGCATCTCTAAATATAGATTGAGTTTTCATTTTTCAGTATGAGATTTCATCATTTAAAACTATGATGAAATATTATGCCTAAATCTTTTCAATTCTAAACCATAATTTGGCTATTCGTTAGATAAAAATAGCCAGAGCATAAACCCTGGCTATCCTTTTTACACACAATATTTCATCATTATTTTTTTCCAAGGCTAATACCTTCGTCTTTGCTCTCCCAATTTGTAACGCTCACACTAGTCTTTATTGCCTTGACAGCAATATCTACTGAGGAATAATCCTTTCCTAATCCATTAGAAAAATCCAGTGTATAGACATAATGCTTACCCATTTCCCAAGTAGTATCAATAGCTACATATGACCAGCCATTAAAAATGGTCTGGTTATCTTTTACGACAGTAATCTTTGCTGCAATGAAGTTACCACTGGCAGGATTTTCCTTATTTGCAGTAAGCTGTTGCGGAATGAGCATAAATGGTACATTTGCAGCATCAAGAGAAGAAACCTCAGAAGTAAGCGTTACAGGAGCAGTCCAAGTCGTTGTATAATCTGTTGTTGGAGCATTTGTACCAAAACCATACCATTCTCCAGGTTCACTACGATTCAACTGTGGAAACTTGAATGTAGCTTTTGATACAATCTTGCCAAGCTTCAGCCCGGTAATCTGAACCTTATAATCTGCATTGGCATTCTTTGCCTTAATGCTAATCTCAGTAAGAGCATGCTTGAATACGAGATTCACAGGATTATCGGAATTCTCTGCGTAATTACCTTTAGCAGAAGCATACACGAAGTCCTTCTGGCTTGCGGCCGTCTCATTAGGTGTAAAATTTTCCAACTTTATACCACCACTAATAACCTTGAAAGCTCCTACTGTTCCTGGAACATCAGGAGAATAAGCATAAAAATAGTGATTATTGTATGCATTCGTTGCAGGCCAGTAGAACTTACCTGCATCGGTAACCCACGACTGACCATTGTCAGAAGAGGTATATTTCACATCCCGCATGATAGTATAATCATAGTCGGCATCAAAGGCACTCACCTTAAAACTACCCAAATTGGCAATAGTAGTCTCAACGGCACGTGTATTCATGCCATCCATGGATGCCGTGAAAGAAACCTCTTTCTGGGCTGCTGGTGTAGTTGTGTCCTGACCACCAGGTAAGTTAATTACATTAGTGATGTCCTGATCGCATGAGCTGAGGAGCATGGCAACAAGACCACTCATAAACAATAAATTTTTCTTCATAATTTGTACTTTTAAATATTATAGAATACACCCACATTGTTGTGAATGGAAGTGCAAAGTAACTGCATTTTGAGCAAAAAACAATAAGAAAAAAAATATATATCCTATATTAACATTAATAATTTAATTCAACTCAAAAACGAGTATTTTTTACCATTTAAATGTTAAAAAACAACCCACCTTTTTTGTAAATTAGCAAGTAAAATCTTCCACACTACTACTCAAACTGAAACTTTTTGGGAAACTATACCCCCAATTATTCTATATAACAGTTATATGGAATAATTTAAATTCTCATATGTAGGCACATATTTAAAGCATATATATATTTATGCATTATTTAGACATTACGTAATTAAGTAAATACCAATAAGTTACAGAGCAAAATAGCCACCGATTGCGCCATAATAGCCACTTTTTGCGACAAGCTGTCAAATTGCAGAAAAATAGCTAAATAGTAACTAGAAATCCCCATAAAATGGGAAAATACGAACCTTTCATCCGACCATAATAGCCACCGATTGCGGAAAAAAGTAAACAATATTTACACGCAAAAACTGCCTGTTTTTTGTACGTTGCCACAAAGTCAGCGCACACTCATTGACGAACGAGCAAATTGTCCCCACGAGCAGCAAGAATGAGGATGAGCCCCCTTGTGGGGCGACCCCTAAAAGTCAAAAACGACATAAAAGCATCCTTTTATGATAGACAGGGCATTTTATTTCGCCTTAAACTCAGGCAAAAATGGCATTTTAGTACTTTTATATATTTTTTTATATTACTTTTACTTACTTTCGCGCGCGCGTTAGTCAAATCATAATACACTGATTATCAGTGATATGCGAATAGAAACTGAAACTTTTCGGGAAGAAAACTGAAACTTTTTGGGAAGAAACAGCTTTCTCTACAAAAAAGGTAAAAACATCAACCAAAACCACAAAGGCAGCAAGCTGTTCGCAAAGAGCTAGCAAGCAGTCCCCACCTTTGAGCAAGAATGGAGGACAAGGGGCTTTATGCCCCGACCCCTAAATGTTTTAAATCTTATCTTCCTCTAAAACAAAAACTTCTCACACACAAACCTAGCGATCGAACACCTAATGTGTGTGAGTATTTCTTTTTTTATTCTTAATAATAGTTATTTTGTGGAGGTATCTTTGTTTTTCTCTTTGTATTCTTCTTTGGATATTTCTTAGGACGTTTATAAAACTATATATTTATAATTTACATAAAATCAGTATGTTATGCCAATTAATGTTGGTAGAAAGCATGTTAATAAAATGAAACTAATGAGAGGTGATATGTTGGTGTGGATGATAGAATTTGCCACCAAAAATCTGTCATTAAGGGCAAAAAATGTCAGCAAATATACGAGTAACTGGGAAGACGCGCGCGTAATAATAGCTTGCTATTATTTTGAGGCAAAAAAGAGATTTGTAAAGAAAAGTGAAAAAATGGAGGATTTTGCAGAAAAAAAGAAAGATTTTCCTTAAAAAATTTGGTGGATTTAGAAAATCTTTGTAATTTTGCAACCGAAAGAAGGCGATAATATCGCTTTTAAGCACCACGCCTTCTGTTCATTTTAAATTTTCATTAAGTTTAGAATTATCGAAGGCGTGAGGATTGGACCCCCCACGCTTTTTTTTGTCCAAAAGCGAACTTTTTAGGGCAAAAATTTGGTCAGTTCAAAAAAAAGATATATCTTTGCCGCCGATAATGCCAATGACGAAGGTCCAAATATAATCGTCTGCGGTTATTTATGAACTTAATAGAAATTGTCAAATGAACGCAATAGCAGCAAGGATTCATTTCCTACAGGTATATCCAGTTTTGGATTGTGTTACGGCTCAAAAGGACGTAATCGCCTCTCTGTGTTTGCAGCAGAGAGGAGGTTACTATGGAGAAGCGTAATCAAAATAATCAGCAGTCTCAAAAGGGCTTAAAGTACATCAATGTACCTCTCTCCATCGTCAAGAAGCGATGGTTCAAGGGGGAGAATGCCGTGCGTGCGTGGTTCTTCTACGCATGGAATGCCCTTATGTCCCGTTATGATGCCGATGTTATGGTCAAGGGACAGACGTTTCACCTTACAGAGGGGGAGACTATATGCACACGAAGCTATCTTTCAGAGTCTTTGGGTATCAAGGATTCTATGGCGAAAAGTAGTACAGACAGACTCAAACGTACAGGAGCTATTGCTGTTAAGCAAGAGGTTATATCTAAGGATATAAATAATGCGAAGAACTGTGTGAGCCGTGTGGCGGTCAATGGCATACCTACCCCAAACGAGCCATACGTCAAGATGTATTTCCCTGTTGACGTTGCAGATTTCTGGTCAACTCCTTATCTTGCTCAGCTCTATACATATATGGTATGCAATGCTTGGCATGAGAACACTTGGATTGTGGGTACAGGTTGCCATGCCCAGCAAATTACTCCTGGAGATTTCCTGTTCTCGTATGAGAAGGTAGCAAAGGCGTTGAAATGCAATCAATGGAGATTTAAGGAACTGCTTAAGTTACTGGAAAAGATTGGTGCTATCACTCGTGTGAAGAGGGTAGGCAACAGAGGTGTGCTCATACATTTGAATCTTTATCCTCAGGCAAAGCAACAGGTAAAGACCAATGACAGTGCAAATAAGGGTCTGGAAGCTCATGTCGAGCAGTCAAAGCCTGCATCATCCCCTACCCCATCTGTCAAGCCTGTAGCAGCCAAGAACGAGGCAGTGAACCCTTCACGCCAGATAAGCAAAGAAATACTCGATACGCCTGTAACAGAGGCTATAAAGTATCTTTTCTTTAACAAGAAGAAAAACAAGGATATTGATCGCCTCAATGACATCATATCATATGTGAACGAGAATATGCCAGCGGACTTCCCTGCCGAGCAGTTAAAGCCAGCCATGGACTATTATTTCAAGGAGTATGGTGACGACTATATAGAAAGAAAGAAAGTCGTTAAGGCTATTGGTGAGTTCAAGGGACTTTTGGCTAGTTCTCTTTCCACCAAAGCCAATAGGGAAAGTAAAATTCAAGAACTCAATCGACAGATAGTAGAGGAGGAGAACAAGTATAAGGCATTTAACGAAAAATGGAAGACCATTGGAGAGAATTTCAAAATGTATATGGAAAAAGAGGACTGGATCAGTACGTTGAATCCAGAAACTATAGATTCTATGTATCATACTCTTTGGTATGCAAATCTGAAGGGTACTTTCGTTGAAGAGAGCCTTTTGAAAAAGGGGAAAAGTATAAACTGCCCTTCTTCGTGGGATGCTCAAACTAGCAAATGGGCAAATTACATCGTAAGGTTCTTTGGATGCATCGATAATGTGGACGCATTAAGAGAGATATACCGAGCTATTTCGGAAAACAGATATGCAGAATTTCGAAGCATTTACGAAAAGAAAACAGCGGAATTGAATAAACTTAAAAATGTGATATAGTATGAATATAATAGGGGCAAAGGAAATAGCATTAGAGGTTGACAAGATACTTGGGTGTGACAGTGAGGTCTGTGACTTCGATGACGAGACTGTATATGTCAATACAGGTGAGGAGTCCTTGGATTTTGATGAACTGTTGAAGTTGCGCAAGAAATATCGCATAGAGGCCATTCTTGTGAGTGATACAGGTGATGACAATCTGGTTCTTCAGATAGACATCCGTACTGATGAGCAGAGACAATTTGACAAGGAGGTTGGAGAAGAACTGCTGTCTCAAAATTGTGAGAGGTAAGCCCCTTAGAATTATATTTGCTCAAGCGAATACTATGCTTGCAGTTGATAATCAATATATTATGTGTTATTAGATATAGGTGCTAAATATGCTTGCAGAATATTTGCTAACTTTACTAAGTTAGTAAAGTTATCTAAAAGTATAAACTTAGTTAAATTTACAAAGCTTTCTTTGCGGTATGCAAGATTCTTTGTATATTTGCAGCATAATAACAAAATAAGTAATATATGGCAAAGATTATTGTATTTTCAAATCTGAAGGGTGGTGTAGGCAAGAGTACTTTGTGTTGTCACTTTGCCCACTTCCTCGTAGCAAAGAACCAGAAAGTTGCTGTGCTAGATGCAGACCTTTCCCACAACATCTATAACTTGCGCCAACGAGAACTGGCCAAAGTTAAAGATGCCGTTAAGCCTTGGGAGGTTTGGACTCTAGATGCAGCTGCGAGTACAGATGCCGTCATAGAACGAGCAAAAACGCTTCCAGGCTATGTCTTGATAGACTGTCCGGGAACACTGAACGACCCTGCCCTACTGAAGGTTTTTCAGGCTGCTGATGCAGCTGTTATTCCTTTTAGGTACGACGATTTTATGATCGATTCTACATTCACCTTCACAAAAGTATTGATGAAGGAAGCACCACAGGCGAAGAAAATCTATGTGCCAAACATCATCAAGATGGGTGTTAGGTATGCACTCCAGGACTCTGCAACGGAAATGTTCAGCAAAGCTGGCGTAGTTACATTCCGTGTAAAAGATGGTGTTGCAATTCAGCGATTATCTACGCTTTATGCACAAGATCAATATCAGGAAGCAGCAACGGCAGGTGCGTTTAATGCTATATATGAGGTAGTTAGATAAATGCATTACAAATATTACTAACTTAGCAAACTTAGCAAAGTTAGCAAGGTTAATAAAGTTAGCACACTTAATAAATTTAATAAGATATGAACAAGAAGAAAACAACAACACAAGATATGAGCGAGTTTGGAAGTATCGAAGGATTTGGTGACCTCATGGGAACTACACCAGATTCTTCTAATCGTGGCATCGGGGAGTTGCATGGTGAGAAGAAAACCGAAAAGACACCTTCTAAGAGGGCTGTCAAAGGTGCAGCTGCAGGTTGCAAGGTTGGATATACACGCCATACGTATATGCTGCCTCAAAAGATGATAGAGCAAATTAAAGCTGTATCGCAGTTCTTTGGAATAACAGAGTCTTCTTCTGCTGAGCAGTTGATACAAAAGGGACTTGAAGCAATCGAGGCCGTGCATGGTAAAAAAGCCGTAACGCTCCAAAAATCAAAGAGTTTGTTTGAAAAATAGCAAATATTACTAACTTAGGTAACTTTGTAAGGTTAACAAACTTAGTAAATAATATGAGTCAAGCAGAAGTAGATGCAGCTAACAAGCTGATAATAGATTCAATCACGAAATACAAAGTCATCGTTGCAGGATGCAGAGACTTTGCTGATTACGAACTGCTGAAGGAGAAGTGTGACTTCTATCTTCAGAATAAGAAACCGGAAAATATCGTGATCGTCTCCGGTCATGCCAGTGGTGCTGATGACCTGTGTGAACGCTATGCCCAGGAACGAGGCTTGCAGCTGGAGACGTTTCCTGCTAACTGGAAAGCCCATGGTAGGGCAGCCGGACCAATCCGTAACGCTCAAATGGCTAGCGTGGCTCACGCCCTCATAGCGTTTTGGGACGGTAAAAGTCGGGAAACAAAGAACATGATAGATACGGCTACCAAACGAGGCTTACAGGTGGCTGTGGTTAGATATTAACAAACTAAAGTTTCGCAAGTGAAAATTCACAAGCGTGATTTAACGTAATTTTGAAATAAAAAAGGCTCTGAAGTTTGTATATCTCACAGAAAATGAGTATCTTTATAATCGCTAAAGAATAAAGATAAAACTTCAAAGCCGTGAGCAAAGATACAAAAATTATTTCAGATCTGCGAAGCTTTTTCGCAAAAAATGACGATAATCGTGCAATTAAGTGCATTATGGGTGTGATGGAACATATAAATATACGCTCCAGCCAGATTGGAGTAGAGAAGAAAGAGAACTGCAAGTTCACTACTTTGCAGGTACTTAACCTTCTCATGCTCTTCCCATTCTTCATAGTCAAGAATGCGAGTCGATACTCAAACTCGTCCTTGAGTAAATTGTTCAATTGTGATAAAGACATGTTCTATCGTTTTATGAATGATGGCAACGTCAAGTGGCGCAAGTTACTATATGCAATGAATCTTCAGCTGATAAAGAAGATATCAAGCAGCACAACTGTTCATCATGACAAGCCAGTTTGTTTGATTATTGATGATACTGATGCACCTAAGACTGGTATGACGACCGAACTCATAGGAAGAATCTGGTCTCATGTTCATCAAAAGAGCATCCTTGGTTATAAGTGTCTGACCATGATGTTGTCCGATGGCGTTAGCCAGCTCTTTCTCGATTTCTCTCTTCATGGTGAGGAGGGAAAGGACAAGCAAAAGGTTCAGGGACTTACTGCTAAGCAACGCAAAGCTCGCTATACCGAGGACCACGAAGGGCAAACGGTAAAAGAGCGTGTGGATGAATATCTGATGAAGAAGACAGACAAGGCCATAGATATGGTCAAGTATGCCATCAAGCGAGGTGTTCGCTTTGATTACTTGCTCGTAGATAGCTGGTTTACAAACACTAAGCTTGTGCGTTTCATTTCCAGCAGACATATCAAGTGTCACCTGTTGGGCATGATTAAACTGGGCAAGACCAACTATGCAACGAAGCATGGTAAGATGAATGCCAAGCAAATCATCAAGCACCTGCAAAAGGAGAAGGCATACAAACACAACAAAATACTTCGCTGTACCTATTGTACAATGGACGTTAAGTTGGATGGTGTGCCAGTCCGTTTGTTCTTTTGCAAACGAGGACGCAAGGGAAACTGGAATGGGTTGTTGACCACAGACCTTTCTCTTAGCTTCCTTGAAGCGTATCGTATTTATGCCAGACGATGGGCTACCGAAGTTGCATACAAGGATTGTAAGACCTTGCTGAACTTTGGCAAATGCCAGTCTGTACATTTTGCCGCTCAAATTGCTAGCTTCACTTTGACAATGATGCAGTATAACATCTTGTGTACAGTGAAGAGATTTGAAGCGTATGAAACCATCGGTGGTCTCTTTACAGAGGTTACTAATGACACTCTCGAGTTGTCCGTAACGGACAAGATATGGGCTATCATTTTGGACTTCGTTCTGGAAGCTGCAGAGCGTTACTCTATAGATGCTACAGAGTTGCTGGCAGATTTCATCGAAAGTAATCCTGTTGCCCATACGCTACGTAATATGTATATTTATAAACAAGCTAGTTGATATTTATTCACTTGCGAAACTTTAGTCAGATATATTCAAGGAGTTCACTGACGAAAACAAAAACAAGATAACAGACCAGGTGCTGGCAAAGGTAAACAAGTTCATTGCCGAGGAGTCAACCAACAAGGGACGCTTTATCTTCCCTTTCCTGGTGCGCTACGCCTATCGCCTGTATGATGGTTCGCTAACCATGCACTCTGCACCAGTGCTCATGATAGCATCATCCGACCTCGCACCGCAGGTCTTTTATGAGCACATCACCGGACAAGGCAAATATACAGATGCAAAGCTCAGAATCATGGCTGCTTTATCCCGGCTCGACTATGCGGTTATTGCGCAGAAGTATATTGATGGTCTGGCCAACTGGAAAGACATCATCCGTTCGGTGGATATATTCATTTCCAAGCCAATCTACACATACGATCAGAACGGAAAGTGTACCGGGTTCAAGGAATCTACTGATATAGATTCCTATTGTGTATGCAAGCATATCAACCAGAATGCTGACCCGCTTGGCACAACATATCCACTACGCTATCAGAAGCAAAACTTCAATCATCTTTATGCCTTCACGTTTGGAGATCCTTTCAAGAGTTCATCGGAATGGACGTACCCAGCAGGCCGATTGATGATACCTCGTCGCTCCGTTGATTGCGTGCGTGAGGATATTCGCACAACATCCCAGTTCTTCCTGCTTGAGAGTATCAAGGTAGAGTCGCTGACAACTACCCGTACCCTCATCGACGTAGAGGAAGACTATTTGCAGTCACTTCTCAACCGCGAAGTAATGACGGATGATTATGACTCCCACGATACGCTCATACCTCGCTATGCCTTCTCCTACAACTCCAGGGTAAACGTAGCCAACATCAGCAAGCAGATTTTCAACGGCTACAATGCAGGTTCCATGTTCTGTTATACCGATGGATATGTGTACAATTTCTCAGACGCAGAACCAACGGTTCTTGATGGCAAGGCGACATACTATGTGTATTTCGTAATCAAGCAGGACGGAAAGGATATTATTGTAAAGGGAGATGCGTACAGCTTCGCTAGAGCCTACATGCCAACACTGTTCCTCTACTATCCAAACATCAACGCATATAAGGCATACGTAGTGAAGTACGATGTTTTCCCAACTGTGTATGAGGTTCCGCTTCAAGCACACGATTTCCTGAATGGTTCCTTCTTCTTTGGAGGATGGGATGATCTGGAAGAAAAAGGAAGCCAGCCTAATGTATCATCGCTGGCAGAACGTACCGTCGAGATACCAAACAAGATATACACCTCGCAGGTCAACAACCCTTTCTTCTTCCCTACCACTGGTATCAACACCATTGGCACAGGAAAGATTCTTGGAATATGCGCTGCCGTCAAGGCTTTGTCGCAGGGGCAGTTCGGCCAGTTCCCACTCTATGCCTTCTCTACCGATGGTGTCTGGGCGCTGGAAGTCTCCTCTACAGGAAGCTATTCTGCAAAGCAGCCGGTCACACGTGAGGTATGCGTCAACTCCGAAAGCATCACACAGATGGATTCAGCAGTACTCTTCGCTACGAACCGTGGCATCATGCTGCTGTCAGGTTCCCAGGCTATGTGCATCAGCGATTCCATCAACAACTCTGTTCCGCTATCATTCATACCGAGCCTACCTAGGATAGGCTATGCGAAGGAGGTCTATATCAGCGAACTCCAGAAGATGCAGGTCAAACTGCCGGATTCCCTCGATATTGTTCCTTTCGTGGAGTACCTGTCGTCTTGTCGCATGCTCTTCGACTATACACACCAGCGCATCATCGTGTATAACCCGGAGCAGGCTTATGCCTATGTGTATTCGCTGAAAACCCAGCAGTGGGGAATGATGCTCAGCAATATTTCAGCTACGGTCAACTCCTACCCGGAATCACTGGCCATGGATGCAGATGCCAACCTGGTGAACTTCTCCGCTACGGAAGCAACAAAAAGTGCCATATTTATCATCACACGTGCATTCAAGCTGGATGATCCGAACGTATTGAAGACCATCGACGCGCTCATCATACGAGGAACATTCCAGAGAGGACACGTCGGAACCGTATTGTATGGCAGTGAAAACCTCTTCAACTGGCACCCGATTTACGGCTCATGGGATCATCACGTGCGTGGCTTCGGAACACCTTACCGGTATTTCCGTCTCGTCTTGTTCGGCCATCTGGAAAATGGAGAAAGCATCAGTTCTTTCTCTACACAATACACACCTCGCTATACCAACCGACTGAGATAATGACAAAAAAGAGGGGTATCATCACTGACACCCCTCTTCCCCAAAACTAACTACTAAAACTTACGATATAAAATCGATAAAAACATTTCACCTAATATAAAACAAACAAATCAACTAACAAATCAAAACGGTTTGAGCTTCCGTCGTATGGTAAGCTTCCTGGAAAGCAATGCGGTCTTCATCTTGCTTTTCAGTTGAATCATCTTTCTCTCCCAGTTTGGCGCACTGTTAGGGAAGGTAATACTTAACCAGTCCTGCAACACCCGGCAAACCATATACTCATGAATCAGCGTCCTTTCCAGTTTCAAGGTGCTCTTGGCAAAGCCCTCGGGCAGCTTCAATACGATGGTGTATTCTTCAGGAGCCACAAGGGTATCATCAAGACGTTCGCCATCCTCCACCTCTTCATTGGTGTAAGGGTAGAGCTGCTCAACGCATTCATCATGGGCGAGGTTCAGCACCCGGTTCACCCGGTCCACATTACCTTCCTCTGCTATGTCCTTCACCTGGTGCCGTGCGTGTTCCGCATCCTCACCCATGATGTCGCCCTCAACGAAGGCGTAGTTGCTGATGTCATAGAGTAACTGCTCTCGTCTGAACACAAGGGTCACTGTCTTCGCCTTGTATTCTTTGCTGTCGTATAACTCCATAACCCACGGTTCTTTTATTTGCCGCCTTCCTGGTTAGTGCCAGGATCCGGAGTTGTGTATGTAGGACGTGTAGGACGGCTGCGCTTGTAGAGAGCACGCTTCACTACCTCCAGGCTTGCCGCACTATGATCTACATAGTCCTTGGCGTCTTCCTTGTTGGTGATGATAAACCACTCGCTCAGGGCTACATCTACCAGATAAGCATGGATGTTGTTACCCATTGCGTCAGACGAAGCACTGTTGTAGTTGCTTGGCAACTTAAACTCCAACTTCAACTCACCATCGCTATCAATCTCATTCTGAATGATATTGTTGGTTGTCGTTTTGTCCTCGTCCAGGTATTCGCCTAAGATGCTCTTCAAGCCGCTGAATGCGTTGGCCAACGATCTGCGAAGCTGGTAACTGTTCTCATCGTCCTCGCTCGCCTGCATGTTGCTGGCTTCCTCGTAGCCCTTGCCGCCTGCCTCGCGTGCCTGTCCGGTAAGGTAAGCCTTGTTCATGATGTCGAACATCAGTTCCTGTACCTTCAGCTTTACCGTGAGATTCTTCTTGCTTTCTGCCATAATTCTTGTATTTTAAATGATTACTAACTATAAGTAGGCCGTGTCGGCTTCTTCTTGAACAGCACCTTCTTGTGAATACCAACAAGCAGATGGGATGCCGAGCCTTCATATTCTCCTGCCTCCTTCTTGTTGGTGAACACATACCACTTGGCTACGATGCCGGTAACGAAGAAGCTGAACAGTTCCTTCTTGATGCTCTTGATCAAGGTGTCGTCAAACGATTCAGACAGTCCCAGTTTCAGATTCCAGCCCTCATCGGTAGTCTCTTCCTGCTGAAGGAACTTCTTCAAGGTCTCGCATACAGACACCTGGCATTCCGTCCAGAAGCGTTCAAGCATCTCCCGGTCCGACTTGGTTGTGAAGATACGTTCATACGCACCTTCCTCTCCAGTCATCTTGGCACCAGAGTATGCCGTGGTCTTGGCAACTTCGTTGAGCACGTCGCCCTTGTTCACTGTTATATCTACGACTTTCATAATTCCTTATTATTTGATTACCGCAAAGTTAAGCCTTTCCCGTTAAACAGAAGGTTTATCTTGTTACGTCTAGAAGTGGTAGCCTATGCCCACGCCCACGTATGGCTGCATGCCCTTTGGTGTCATGCCGTACCCGGCTTGCAGGCCGAATCTGAAACGTCTCTCAGGGAGGCTCGCTCTCTTCGGTGATAATCTTTGTTACATACCGGGTTGTCGAGAATACCTTGATACTGTCAAGGCTGGGTCGGTAACCGCTCACCCAGGCAATGTAGCTTGAGTCACGATACACATTCTGTGTCACCGGGATGTTACCTACTATCACCACGCTATCGCCTGTGGCTGAGTCATAGGCAGTCTTCACATCTGCCAATGGCACCTTGCGTGTATCGTAACGCAAGACTACAGAGTCCTTTGGTACCGGTACGAGGTAAGGGATGGTATCCACATATACGGTGGAGTCAACCTTCACTCTCGTGCCATCGCCTTTATTCTTGTGACCACTGTCTTTAAAAGTCAACATGCAGTTCAATACTATCAGTATGACTGCAACTGCCAATGGCCAGTATTTCTTTATGTATTTTTTCATTTCACTTGCTTTATATAGTTCACGATACCATTCACATGAAGCTGCATGATAGCTTCCCTGCCCTCGTTGGAAAGCAGGAAATCAACGTCCTGCTTGTTGTCCTGGAAGAAATTCTCCGTAAGAACTGCGGCACATCTGGTATGCTTCAGTATATAGAAACCGGCCTCGATGTCCGGATCTCCGTCCGAATAGTCCGTGCGCATCTTCTTACCTGGTAATGCTTCCTTGGCCGCATCATACAGGCAGTCAGCAAGCTTGTCGGCAGAAGTCTGTCCCCTGCTTGTGTATGCGCTCCATCCGGTTGCGTTCATCCACTCACCATTGCCGGCAGCATTCACATGCACACTTACCAGGATAACGTTCTTGCTACCCTTCAGCTCACACCAGTTGTTCACTCGCTTGCAGCGGTCCTGTAGGGAAACATCCCTGTCCTCTTCCACTATCAAGCCTGCATCGTAGCCCAGTTCTTTCAGCCTGGCAACTACAGAAGCGGCAATCTCCCTTGCGTACTTGTACTCACGCAACCGCCCATCTGGGCTGCGTTTTCCCGGTGTTTCCACACCATGGCCGTTATCAACTAAAACTTTAATCATTGTGTATCAAATTACTTTAATGCTTGAACTTATCAAGATTCACATCAAGGTGACGCTCCGTCTTGTCAACCATAATCTGCTGCATCAGCTTCCAAAACCTACTCTCAGATTCCGGTCTGCAGCTGCTCTCGTTCTCCAGGATCGACCAGAACTGCTCGAAGCAGATTGCACCTGTAACAACATACGACAAGGGGATAGTAACATGGATAAACACCCAGTGCTCTGCCAGGAATGCAAGAATGATGAGCATAAGGCGTTTCGGAATCGTCTGCTTCACCACCTTGCCGAAGGCGAACGATGTGAACTTAGCCTGCTTTCGCTGAGTTTTGTCAGGGAAGGCCGTATGCACTCGCTTATCCAGCTTGTAAGCTGTCCATGCGTCATACAGGATAAACACGACGGCCACGACGGCCAGAGGAAAAGCAGGCTTGAACTCTCCTATCATCCATCCCACCAACCCACCGCAAGCCATTGCGGTAATCTTCCAAATCTTAAATACCATTTCCATTTCGTTTACATTTTAATCATTCATCTATTGTACCATCAAAATAATAACCTCGCTTATTGCGTATCACGGTATGCTGAGGAAGTCCCTGTCCGAGCGGAAGCTTCTTCAATTCCCTGGCAGGTGGCAAGGTCTTCAGGAAATCGGCCAGAAACTGATAGCCGCCACCGATAAATCTCTTCCTGCCCTCAAAGCGGATTTGCAGCTTCACGTAGTCAGTACCAGCCTTCTTCTCGCTAGGGCGTACCTCGAAGTCAAGCAGCTCTATCGGTCTATCTACTACCTGGTCTATCTTGATGTTGTCACCCTCAAATGGGCGCTCTATCTTTCTACCTAGGTCAGAAAACGCCATATTGTTTCCTTCCGTTAATTTCCGTATCAAGTTTTTGCCATCACAGTGCTCAACTATTCCTACGTAGCTAGGCACACTCAGCCTGCATCTGCGCTTTCTCGCAAAGCTCTGCTTAATGCGCTTCCTTACTAGCGTAAAGCCCCTGCGGTAAACATAGCCTGCAAAGTCAATACCTCGCTCCGCCCTGCTCTCGCCTATCGGATAAACCTGCCTCTTGCCGTTTATCTCCTGATGAAGCACATAGAACACAAAGTTCATGATTCGCCATTTCCATTCATGCAGCTTATGCTTGTCGTCACTTATCAACACCATATCATCCATATAGCGGAAGTAATCATCCGCCTTCAATACCTCCTTGATGTATCTGTCAAGAAGGGTAAGCACGATGTTGATCCAGAGCTGGCTCAGGAAATTGCCTATCGGCAAACCCTTGCTTCCCTCGTTGAAGTTCAGCATATCGAGCAGCGCAAGCATCTTCTCGTCCTTGCAGTACTTCCTGTTTATCTCGGCCAGCAGCTTGTTATCCACGGTCGGGTAGCATTTCCGTATGTCCATCTGTAGGGCATACAGCCGCACACCGGGAGGATAGCTTTCTATGGCTCGCTTCAACTTATGGTTCAGGTTATACCTCTTCTGCTTGCAGTTGATGCCTCTACCCACAAGGCAGGCATAACTGTCAGAAGTGAAACTCTTCGTCCATCTGTCCCTAAGCACAAGCGATATGCAGTGCTGCACCACACGGTCGGGAAAGAAAGGGAGCTTGAAAATCTCCCTCTCTTTTCCATATTCCGTCTTCATGATGTCGCAGGTATAGGGCGAAGGAGAAAACATTTCATCCACCAGCAATTTGTGTAGCTGCTCGGCATAATCATCAATATTGGCCAGCACCTTCCTCACCTTGCGGTATTTCCTCTTGCCCTTTGCGGCATTCCTAATGGCAGTCTTAATCAAATCTACGCTGCAAAAGTCATCCCAGACGTTACCTATTCTTTTCATAGCTCCCTGCACGCCTTTTCGTGCATAAGCCCGTGTGAGCCTTTTCGCCAGCTTCCGAACGTGCCTACAAATGCACGCCTACTAACAGGCGGACAACCTCGCTTTTTCATGTTGCCTTGTCTGTCATTTTTCACCATTCGGGTGTGGTCTCCGTGAACCTGGTCTAACCAAGTTGATTATTAAATATCATGCCTATCACACGTAAGCTGGAACCGATGTTCGTGTTCGAATTCGACGGCTCGTTGTTCACATTCGCATAACGAAGAACGCAGATGCTCTCATTCGCATTGCCGCCAAAGTGAGACCCGCATTCACGGACAACCCTTCATGATGTCTAGACTGCTCTCACAGCTCGACTTTAAACTCAATACTTGTTGTTAAACATTCTCTTTACTCACTCTTTTCGTCCTCGGTGGCATAAACGTAACCAGCAGCCAGGGCTGCCTGGGTCACCTCTGCCACGAAAGCCTTATACTTCTCCACCTCGGCATCACCCTGCTTGGCAAATTTCAGCATAATGCGCTTCTGTGCATCCTCGCCAAACTCCTCATTCGTGGCTGCAAGCACGATGTTGTCAACGGTCAAAGGCTCATCAACCTTCTTAACCAGGTCGGCACGATAGCCTGTTTTCTTCTTGCCGTCCTCAATATATGGCTCCTCGTTGATGTTAAGAGGAACAATCTTTTTCTTGCCCCAGTCCATTGGCTGTGGCTTCTCTGCAAAGAAAATCTGTCTTTCCATATTTTTTACTTTTTCTTATTCAGTGTTTATATTATTTTGAAAGCCCCTCCTCCAAAAACGCCCGAGTGCGATTGCGATTTCGACAGGAGATTTCGGTTTTCGGCCTGTCCTTCCAGGACAGGAGAGAGGCTTTCGGTTTTCGATTTCGTCAAGCGGCAGCCGTGTTAATCGTCAAGCTGCACACGGAAGCCGGAACCGAGGTACGTGCTCGAATACCACGGCTCGTCGTTCACATACGCAAAACGAAGAACGCAGAAGCTCTCACTCGCAGAGCCGCCAAAGCGAGACCCGCGGCGAATATACTGACCAGCAGTTGTACTGTTGAATCCGTATGATGTAGCATTCTCAAATGTACCAATGTTGCCGCCACCCTCAGCCATGATGGCAGTGGTGATGTTTCTGAGCGAAAGCATCTTCTTTGCCCAGCCGAAGCCTACACCGCCAGCAGTCTTGGTCGCAGGCATCTCACCAACATACTCGTAAGACTTCTCAAATGCAAAGCCACCCTCAGCAGTCTTGTATGTCGCATCTGCGTCTGTAGTAAGCGCAGCCACGCTAGGAGCACGATATACCTTGTAGTGATAGGTATCACCAATCAGGTAGTGAAGAAGCTCATAGCCGCTGATCCACTGTGAACAGTTACCCCAAAGTCTTACCTTGCCACGCCAGATAGGAACACTAAGAACGGCATCTACATTATATGTCTTGGCTTCTCCGCCCTGTGTAAGTGATGCGTTGAGCTGGAATGAGAATCGCTTGGTCCATACACCAGTCATTACGCCATCGCTCATGCCCTGCACGGCATTACCGTCTGCATCCTTCACTGGCTCCAGGGTCTGGCCATTGGAAACTGCAAGCTGACCCTCGAACACCTTCAATACCGGGCTACTCTGGTTCAATACAGTGAACATGTTGATAGGAGTCTGAGAGCCTGGCAAATATACATTGCTACCGAAGGTGAGGTAAGTGTAGGTATTGCCACCGTCATTAGTCAGACGGAAGCCAGTCACCTTGCCCCATGTATCAGCGGTAGGAGCCGCAATACTGGAGATACCATGTCCGAGCAAACTATTCAGGTTCTTGGTTCTGAACTCGATGAACATGAACGCCATTTCCAACTCCAGGTCGAAGTTACAGATGTTGGTATAAGGAAGGTTGCTTGATGGGTCACTGTTCTTGGCACGTGCATACTGCTCAAACTGGAATCGGGTCAGCTGGGTTTTCGGATAGCCCTTAGCGTCCGCTGTACTATAGCCGCTGTCTGTATGTGCTGTACCATTACCAGCGAAGTGTGTACCATCCACCTTGTCGTTGCGGATAGAGCGCATCATGCCGTCAAGAAGCACGGCATAGTCAGGAGTATCACCGCCAGCAGGAAACTCGATAGCCTCATCACCATCATAGCTGAAAGGATGATCACTCACGATATATCGCTCGTATGTGGCATTACTACCACCGATAATGGCATATACCGACTTCTTATGCACCTGCATGATGTCTGAGCCGTCCGAACCGTCAAGCACGCTGGTTCCACCGTCCTTGGTCTTGTTCCAGTTGGTCTGGTTCAGTTCAGCAGTGATGGCTGCATCCTTCACGTTCACGATGGCCATCTGGTTGTGGAAGCGCATTTCCTTCAGCAGGGTTGCGTCACCAATCATCTTGTGATAGCCATTGTTGCCACCCTGGTTGCTCTCACCTCGGGTGAACTCAATACCGTAGTAGTGCTCTACCTTGGTCATGTTAGGGTCGGTCACGCTGCCCTCACATGTTAAAATTACACATTGGTTTCCCATAATTTTCTTATGATTTCTTATTAAACAATATATTTAACTGTCTTTTCTATTGTACCGAATATTCAAGGAGTTTATCCATATACTCGATGCGTTTCTTTAACCAGTTCTCTACACGATACACACTGTCAAAGTGTCCCAGATCCTTAGGATATAACTTGTAGAAACCAGTAAGAGGAGCCTGTCCAACACATGCAGCCTTGCACTTGAATCCGTAAAGGTTGGAGCTTCCGTAGTAGCACACGTCATTTACGGCATACTGCTTCTCTGCATTGTATGTAATGTCCTCCCATTTCGTACCATCGTCCTCGACAGGGTCATTGCCCACGTTTCCGGTGATAAGGCTCTTATATGCCTTTCCGTTCCGGCTAGCTATGCTTCCCTTTCCGTAGGTGGATGTTGCTGCCCAGCCCACTATGTAGCCTGTGCTGCGTGCCCAGTACTCATCGTTGATAAGGCTAGGTCGGTTGCAAGGACTCTCGTCCCATTTCTTGTATTCAGCCTCCCAGTTGTCAAAGCCTATGCGGTCACACCAGTCGTAGAGAATACCGGCTATGTGCTTCGCCTCAAAGATACCGGCCTTTCTCAGCTGCGCCCATCTGGCCTTCAACTCCGGCAGGTAGTACTTGATGATCCAGCCCGAAGGGATGCTTGTAGTGTTACTCAGCCAGCCGCTGCTCGGAGCACTCACGTAGTTACCGATATGGTAGGCACCGAAAATACCGTCATGGTCGTAAGGGTTGGCTGTCCACTGCACGCCATCATACGTTGTCCACTGCCAGTTCTTGTTATATCCGTCACCATCACTCACCAGGTTGGTCTCAAGGATATAGTCCACCATGAACGAAACCTTGAAGTATTTTTCGATGAGTGCCTTGATTTCGTCAGAACTCTTGCCGTCCGTCTCAGCCTGTTTCAGCTCAGCCATTCGTCCGCTCAGTGCGATGATGTGCTTCTTTACGGCTGCACAACGCTTCATGTTCTTGTTTCCGGAATCATACTCCCCGGCATCCTCGCCCATGATCTCCCTCGGATAGTCACCGTTGTATTCCAGCGTTTCCTCGCCTCTGATACTCTGTCGCTCCTGCATGTACAGGCTCTTAGGATTTCTCACCTCAAACTGGTCCCACTTGATGTTGCCGCCAAAGATGCTGTCTGCTCCCAGCGTACCGTCAAGGTGAACGTGCTCTGCGGTCTTCTTGTTCATGTGCATGTTGTCACGATGCTTTTTCAACTGCCAGGAATACACACCATAGAACTCTCCGTTCTGATACACGATTACCGGGAATCCCTGAGGAAAACACTTGGCCCCGGTATCGAAGTTTCTGTCAAGCGACTCCTCGGAGCCGATACCTGCGTCCGAAGTTCCGTATTTCGTAGTAAACTCACTCTTATATGGTCGGTCGTCGCCCAGGTCTCTTGTCTTGGCCATTTCCTCATAGAGCATATAGCTTACAGCACCTACACCACGGAAGGTGTCTGTATAGTATGCTTTCAGATGGAAACTGTCCTGCGATACCCAGTCACCGAACTTCACTACGAAACTCTCTTTTCTCGCTGCATCTTTGAACAGGTCGATGGCAAGGTTCTTCTTTACAAAGCCCATCGAACTGTTGCCTTGCGCACTCAGAAGGATAGGAATCTTGAAATAATTTCCCTGCATATCCCAGAACTCGGCAAGGCAAGGAATGTCACAGTTCACGCCACTCGTACCCATTCCGCTCTTGGCAGTCGGCATGGTAGAAGTAAGCAGGTTCAACATGGCACATCGTGGAATAGGAACCTGCATCTTTCCAGTCTCACTCCAGTCGCCCGTACCGCCACGGAAGTTGGCAAGTCTCTCCTCCAGCGAAGTGATGCGCTTCTCGAACTTCACGTTCTTGGCTACCTGCTCCAGCGGAATACCCTTAGGCATGTAGCTGGTACCATCCCATCTTACGCCAAACACAATCACGCCATTCACGTCCTGCAAGCGGAAAAGGAACTCCATATCTCCATCCTCCGTATGCAGATACTTGCTCTTCATGGCCTGCTCCAGCTGCTTCATAATAGAAGCCGGAAGCTCAAACTTCGAGCAGGCGAAGGTTCCGTCATGGCGGATACCGAACAGAAGGTTTCCTGCGCTATCCTTTACGGCAAAGATGAACTGCTTGTTCTCTACCTTCTCTATCACTACCACGCCTTTCAGCGCATTCACGAACGATGCACCGTTCTTGTCAATGCCGAACAGAAGATTGCCCAGGGCATCAGCGATGGCGAACACATAGTTCGGGTTGTCTATCAAATGCAGACGTGCCTCCTGCTTGTCGATGCGCTTGTTAATCTCCTCGATGAGCTTCTTCACCATTTCCGGCACGCCCTTAGGGTCGTAGGTGCTTCCGTCCTTTCTGATACCCCAAAGCAGATTGCCGAGCAAGTCACTGATGGCATAGAGGAACTGGTCATTGATTACCTTCTTGAAGTTGCTGCCAAACACACCGGTCACCTCCCTGGCAGTCTCGGCCTGCTTGTTGGCCTCAGCCGCGGCATTCCGTGCTTCCTCAGCCTGCACGCCAGCTTCGGCTCCGTTGGTCTCTGCAAGTGAGGCTGCGTTCTCTGCTCTCTGGGCAATCTCTTCCACGCCAGTGGCATCAGCAAGCAACTCCACCTTGTCGGCCGTCTCCTCGAAAGTCTCACCAGACGTGAAGTCTTCCAGTGCATAGTAAGTCGAACGGCCATGCTTAAACATATCGTCCATCCGGTAGAAAGTATTAGGCTTGAACTCACCTCGCTTTCTGAATCCGATGGATCCTAATGATTTTCCCATTGTTATTTAAATTAAAAGTTTAACACTCCTATTAGTTCCTAACGAAAAGCATTCCATCCACATTCTCGAACAGCGGTCCTTCATATCCGGTAGGATATTCCACCATAAGCATCATTTCGTCATGGTCTATGTATATGCGTGGCATCACGGTCATGTGGCCGTCATACATAAGGATGTTGTCTTCCTTCGAGAAGAAATGCTCCTCACTGTTTCTGATGGGTTGTCCGTTAAGGCAAAGGTCAACGATACGTCCGCCCTTGCCCTTGATGGCATAGAGCACGTCATTCTCTATCTCGGTCTCCTCATACTCCTTCTCGGTCACCACCTCGATGAAGCCATGTGGCACCACAAGTCGGCCATTGTCCCTTCGTATGCCAAGCAGAAGATTCTGTTTCTTGTCGGTCACAAGGAAGACAAACTGCTCGTTTCTCTTCACCTGCCAGCCTCTCAGCTCATCCAGGCGTTCTCTCACTTCCCGGCTCATGCCCTTGTCGCATTCCATCTCACCCTTACGGTTGATACCGAACAGAAGGTTGTTTGCGCTGTCCGTAATCAGGAACATATACTGCTCGTTCTCGGTTATCTTCCATCCGCTAAGCTCTTTCAGACGGTTGGCTATCTCCTCAAACTTCCTGCGAACCTCGTCACTCATGCCCTTCTTGTACCATACCTCCCCATCACGGTTTACGCTGAGCAGCATGTTTCCGTTACTGTCCTCGATGGCATACACCCACATGTCGCTCTTCACGATGCGAAGCGGCTGCTTTCTCACGTTGCCGTCATCGTCCTTCACCGATGAAAGCTCGTTCACCTTTCCCTGCATCAGTCCTATTTCCTTGTCGTATATCTGCTGCGCAAGGGCGAGGATTCCGTCAAGGGTCTTGGCTTCAAGCATTCCGAAGATGTCTATCGTATTCTTTGTGTCCATAAGCGTTTATGATATTGTGTATGTATATTCACCTGCCACGATGGCGTTGCTTGAACGGTAGCACTTGTAGCCTCCCAGCTCGGTCTGTCCGGTCTGCACCTCCCTCATAGGAACGGTAAAGCCGCTGGATGTAACCTTGTTTATTGTCATGGTGTCAGGCACGCAAAGCCAAAGATAGATACCATCAGCATTGTTCTTTATCTTGTATGTGCCAGCAGGTGATGAAAGAGGAGCATACTTTGAAAGTTCGGTAATAGCAAGCCCTGCTGCATCAGAAGCACCAGCAAAGCCCATATATACAGGCAGTACCATGGTCAGTTTCTTGCTTGTACTACCCTTCATGCCGTCAGCCGTCACAACAATCTCGAACACCGTATCACCCAGTTTGTTCACCTTGGCATTAATGCTTCCGCTTGCTGTTAACCCAGCCGCCAGTGCCACCCCATCCTGCTTGAATGTAAGTGCAGTAGGCGTAACCCCTACACCCTTTCGCATAATCTTCCAAGATACAGAAGCATCTTTCTCACTTCCGGTGAACTCAATCAAAATCGGATTGATGGAAAGCTCCAGCGACAAAGGCCATTCGCTCTGCTCCAGTGCAAGAAGCCTGCTCTCGTGCTCCGTGTCAGCTCCTTTAAGCTCCTTCACGTTCTCGTTCATGGCAGTCTGCAAAGCCGTGTCAGCATTGCTTCGTGCCGTAGCCTCAGCAGAAATAGCAGTATCTCTAGCCTGTGCTTCCGCTTCAATGGCAGCAGTCCTGGCCTTAGCCTCAGCCACATCGGCATCCTCTCTGGCCTTAGCTTCGGCAGCTATAGCCTTAGTCCGTGCATCAGCTTCCGCCTCAACAGCTTCATTGATGGCAGTTGTCCTGGCAAGAACCTCATCGGCAATAGCCTTCTCACGGTCTGCAATCTCCTTCGTCAGGGCGTCGCTGAGTTCCTTGTCACCATTGGCACGTGCGGTAACCTCTGCATCAATAGCATTCTTCAAAGCTTCATCAGCAGCAACACGAGCGGAAACCTCATTCTCCAGAGACTCACTCAGCTCAGTCAGCTTGGCAAGTTCAAGAACCGGTTCACCACCTTTCTGCCCTGTAGCTACCCATTCTCCGCCCCATGCCCGGTATATGTCAGCAGGCAAAGTATTGCCAACCAAGGCAAACCAGCCATTCTCCGGATTAGGGTAAGCACTGTTCAGCTTATCAACTGTCTCATACAGACCCTTGCCGGCTCCACGGATGTTCCGTGCGTTAAGCCAGCCGCTGATATAAACATCACGGTTGAAGGTTGCATTGCCCCTTACGGTGGAACGGCCGCCTACGGTGATGTCTCGCCCTACGGCTACGCTTCCACCTACAGAATGGTTCTCTATGTTGTTTGTCTCTTCTGTCATAACAATAAACTATTTGATAATTCCATGAATAACTTTGTCGCGTCTGTATTGCCAAACGTCTGCTCGGTCATGGCGGCTATGTGATACACAATAGAGGAATAGCATTTCTCACAGATGTGTATGCCCCCGTTCTCTATCCTTGGCTGCGAGATATAGACGGCCTGCTGTATCGTCGCATCCTTCGAGTCACAGCTGAAGAACTCCAGCACCCTGCCTTCTGCCCTGAGCGTGATGGCGCATACCGGCTTCTGCGGATTGCCACGTATGCCCTTGAATGGGGATGATTGCAAGGCATAGGCTTCGCTATCCTCATCCACCGCATCATACACACTGCGCTCCCAGTCGCTCATACGGAATACCAACATGCGCATGAAATCATCCGGGAGGATGATCCAGCCGCTCAGGTTGGCATTCCAATACACACCGCTATCACCAAAGTTCTCGCCACTATCAAGCAGGCGTGTAGGAGCTTCCATCTCCACCTTCCTGACAGAATCAGCTATCTTGCTCTTGATGATTTCATCAAGGGTCAAGGTCTCCGTGTCGCCTTCCGCAAACAGAGCCTTGGAAGTGGCGTTCTCGTCAATGGCTATTCTAACATCACGAACGATGTCTTCTATCTGCTTGATCATGGTTGAATCCTTTATTAATTACTACTTCTCGAAGAGAATACCGTTAGCCTTGCCTACTTCCAGGATAGTAGCCCAGTTTGTCAGTTTTCTGGCAGAACAGTTGAAGTTGTCAACAAGGTAGTTCTTGGCATCCTCGTTGCAGGTCACCGGTACTACTGTGTATTCACCCTCATCAGAAGCCATATCTACACCGCTAGTGGTCTCTCCTTCTACATCGTGAACAGAACCATCAACGGCATTCTCTTCTTCTTCCTCGTTCTCCGCAACCTCTTCTGTCTCGTTCTCCAGCTCAGCCTCAGCAGCAGCACCCTCACTAGCCGCATTACTAGCCACCGTTCCAGGCGATTCTATCGCCTGTCCCTGAGCATTACCAGCCTGCGCATAAGCCTCAGCTTTCGCCTGTGCCTCAGCGTCGGCCTTTTTCTTGGCAATCTCCTCGGCCTTTTTCTTGGCAATCTCCTCGGCCTTGCGCTTCTGTGCTACAATCTCCATTGGCGACAATCCAAGGTCTTTCACGTCAAGCAGCTTAATCTTGCCGCTGGCAAAATAATAAGAGCGCTCAATGACAGTCTGCACGATAGGATCAGTCGTCATAAACGTAGCAGGATGAATACCGTACTTATTCTCAAATCCACCCTTGAACTCCACATGAACAGTAGCCTTGCCGACTGGCAGGTTGAGCTGCCACTCCATCACGCCAATGGCACCATATTTCTTTAATTTCATAACTGTGTATTTAAAAGTAAAATGAAGGGGCGTATCATCGGTGATACCAAAGATACACCCCCAAAAATCAAAAATTATGAATCAACTACTCTTCCTGCGCAAACAGATCACCGTTGAACTCATCCCAAGATGTTGTAGCCTTGGTGTACTTCCACATCTGGCCAGTCATAGCATTCTTTGAAATGCCTGGGCAGTCGCAAAGCAGGTAATATACCTGGCCGTCGATAAGGTCGTCACCAGTTGGAGCAGTCTCGCTGTCCCACATAGTGAAGCCGGTAGCACCAGGTGTGGTAGGTGTACCCTCACCGTCAATCCAGATATGGCATGTACCCTTCAAGCCGAGGCCGTCCCATACGAGAACACCGCTGCGCTTTGCCTCCTCACCCTCAACATCATCGTCAAAGCTGTGTTCGCTGCGGTAAACATAGTGAACAAGGCGGTCTTCACCAATCAGAGCACCACTGTTGCTCCACTTCAAGTAGTCAAGTGTTGGCTCACGCTTGATGTCAATATCACCGAATACTGTATGAATACGTGTTACCTCCCATCCAAGAGAATTGGTTGTTACGGTGATGGTCACCTCCGGATGCTTAGAGAAGTCAATACACTGAATGTTCTCAAGCAGATTCTTACCTGCAAGAAGCAAGGCTGTCTTAGGAACATCCTCACCAGTATAGAACATCTTGGCAAGTGCAATGAACTGCTCGTAAGTCCACTTGCCAGTCTTCTGCAGCAGACGCTTGAACTGCCAACGAACACCCTCTGTATAATAGATAGTCTGAGGGCCAATCTTGGTCTTCACTGTAATCTTACCTTTTCGACCTGACCACAAGGTGCGGTTACCCTTCACCTTGAAGTTGGTAATAGCCTGCTCAGCAATGAGCGCCTTTGAGAATGGAATCTGCTTCTTCTGTGCATCGAAGTAATCAGATACAATCTGGTTCATGCCACGCTTCTGTAAATACAGGCCGATAGGCTTTGGTACGATGCTATCAGGGTCAACCTCCTTCTGTGTCTCATAGAGAGCATTTGAAAGGATGATACAGGTTGTACCGGCAGGAATCTCGGGAATGCCGCAATACTCGTCCGTTCTGTTGGTCTTCGGACCATTGACAGCAACGATAACAGGGTTATGAGATACCGGATCAGAGCCAGTAACGGCAATCATCAAGTCCTTACCTGGAGTCTTGGTCTGGCCGTCCTCGGTATAGCCATCTACGCCCTTCACGAGCAGGGTGCCATACTCGGCAGGAATACTTCGATCCTCAACTTCAAGTGGAAGCACTGCAGAAAACTCAGTAGTAGCTTCCAGCTTTGCCGATGTCACCACCTCACTTCGCGGCTCGTCAATCATGTAATGTTGTACATCAGGAGAATCTACGTTCACCGTCTTGGCTCTCAGCATCAGCTGCATCAACGGGGTATCATCCTTATGGAACTCGAAGAGATCCTTGTCCACAGCAGTGGCAATGAAATTGCCTGCGTCAATACCACCGGTAGCTCTTGCGCTCTCGCTCACGGTAGTACTTCTGCCAGGCATCTGTGTCTGGGCACCAGCAGTACCAGTGGTAGGTGTCTGCGTGCCAGATACTGTTTGAACATTTTCACCTGCAATAGGTGTGTTTACTGTTTCTGCCATTTTCTTGAATATTAAAATGTGAATATTAAAATGTGAATATTAATTACTTACTTTTTCGTTTGTCAATGTCAGCCACGGCAAAGCCTTCCATTGCCATCCGGCTAACGGTGGTCGGGGAACCATGTATCCAGCACCCCCTGCGTGGCTTCACGCAATCTTTCCTTTCAACCAGTTCCATAGGCTAGGTAGCTTCCTTGGCAATGTCGAAGATACTCTCAGGCTTCTTCTTGGCAGGCTTGCTGTTCTTGCCACCGAGCTGAGGAAGCCCGTCACCACGTCTGCCCTGGCGGAGCTGCTCCTGGATCTTTGCGTTTCTGCCACGAACTTCACCTTCACGTGAGGCATCGTCCACATCATCGTCGTGATTGATGGCTTTCAGTGCCATCATGATACTCTCTGCGCTGAACTTGCCGAGGATACCATCCTTCATGATGTTAATCAGAAACTCCATGGCTGCATCAATCTCATCATCGGTCAAGCCTTCCTCCTGCTGCAATTTCTCAACAGTCGAGCGGGTCTCCTCGATGTTCTTGTCATACTGCTCCTGGTATTTCTTTTCCTTGGCAACACGCTCGGCATAAGCCTTGCTTGCAGCCGCTACCTCCTCACGCTTGGCCGGGTCTTTCATGTCCTCCACGAAGTCCTCGCCATACATATCAACCAAAGCAATCGCAGGGTCCTTGCCGTTACGCCAGTCTGTGAGGAATTTCGCAGAGCGAGGGTCACTCGTAAAGAGGTTGCTCATGGCTTCCTCTCGCCCCTGGTATTCGCCCAGACGCTTGTCGTAATCGTCGTAATCATCATTAATCTGACCGAAAAGAGCCTCGTCATCGTCGAACTGCTTATCAGGGTATTTCCCCTTCATGCGGTCCGAGAACAAATCACGCTTGCTTTTAACTTCTTTATTATCAGCCATAAATTTAATTATTATTTATAAGTGAAAAAACTTTGCGCAAATATAGGCACATTCTCGCACAAAGCAAGTTTATCTTTTTACACACATTATTGCTAACTTTGAAGTGCCTTTAATAAGGTGTGTCAATGCAATTTTAACCCCTTCAAACTACGAGCAGATGAAACATATTGGTGCAAACATGGAGTTCTCCGAGGAAAGACTGGAGAACCTGATGAGAGTGTATGACGACTATATCACGAGTTGCGAATACATAAAGATGCCTGAGGTGTACAAGCATATAGCCAACGCACCGGCAGACAGGTTCTATGTATCCGATGTTCGTGCATCTGTTGTCGTGTCCGATATGTTGCAGGGAAAGCCGCTGCCAAGTATGCGTCCACTGAAACGTGAGATGTTCGAGGAAATAAGCAGGCGTGTCGTGAAGCTCAGAGAGCAGCATCCCACGTGGACGCTGCGGAAGCTATGCACCGTCGTGGTAGAACAGCCTGCACCCAAGTTCTACATCACGCCAGGTAGCGCAAAGATTATGGTATGCAAGGCTCGGAGACAATGGATAAGAAAGAAAATGCAGAGGCTGGCACACTTCCCCATGCTACAACTACGATGAACTGCGAATTTAATACAAGGAAGGAAGTATGGACGCAATTAAGGCAGAAGAAATAGTAAAGGGACTGCTCAAGGAAAACGACCGGAGAAATGCCATCATCTATGCCAAGTTCGACCCGGTCACCGGAGAAGGTTCTATCGGAAGACGTGTCAAGGTACACATCTCCGACCATCCCCTGCCCGACCAATGGTTGCCTGTAAGGATGATGCGAATACCGCTGGTCAAGCAGATAGTAGAAGCAGGGTCTATAGAAAGGTTCCTCCTCGACTATATGGAGGTGGAGGAAGTCACGGAGGAAGATTTTCAGAAAGTGCTGGAGCAATTTACCAGGATGCGAATGCGGTACGACTTCGCCTTCTGGGCAGCCTGCTTTGTGTATATCAAACGTAAAGGTGGAGGAACGGACTGCCTTTTCAGACTCACAAGACCGCAACGCAGGTTCGTCAAGAAACTCGAAAAATACCGAAGCCGCAACAAACCTATCCGTATCATCCTGCTGAAGGCACGCCAGTGGGGAGGATCCACCACATCTCAGCTGTACATGGCATGGTTGCAGCTCGTACACCGTGTCGGTCTCAACTCACTCATCATCGCACACCAGGGTACGGGTTCCGATGAAATCAAGGATATGTTCGACCGCATGATAGCCGAATACCCTATTGAGTTCCTGTACAAGCTGGGTGAGGAATACAATGAGAACGAGCCTAAGCTTGTGGGTGTCGGAAAGTCCGGTGCCATCCACCGTGTACCTCAGCGCAACTGTAAGATAAAGATAGGTACTGCAGAGCGTCCGGATTCATGCCGTGGCGGTGACTACAACCTCGTCCACCTGTCCGAGGTGGGTATATGGAAGGCTACGGACGGAAAGAAGCCGGAAGACATCGTGCGCTCTGCAACGTCAGGTATCCTGCTGAAACCATACACAATGATTGTGTACGAGTCAACGGCAAACGGAACCGGAAACTTCTTCCATCGCGAGTACGAGGCTGCAAAGAAAAAGCAGTCACAGTTTGAAAATATGTTCGTGTCATGGTTCGACATCGAGCAATACTCACTTGCCTTCGATAGCGAGAAGAAGAAAAAGAAGTTTGCAGAATGGCTTTGGAAGAACCGCAATAACGACAATATCCCTTCCGACCGTGAAGAGCCGGGCAAATATCTGTGGTGGCTCTGGAACAAGGGCGCAACGCTCGAAGCCATCAACTGGTATGTGGAGGAGCGAAAGAAATACAACGACCATGGACAGATGGCAGCCGAGTTCCCATCCGACGATGTGGAGGCGTTTGTCCACTCCGGACAGCGTGTCTTTGACAAATACAAGGTCGAGGTTCTCGAGAAGTCAGTCCGCCCACCTCGCTATGTCGGTGATGTGTACGGCAAGGGTGATGAGGGCAAGGAAGCCCTGATGGATTTGAAGTTCACGCAGGATGCGCAAGGCCAGCTGTGGGTTTGGAGTCTCCCCGAAATATGGGAAGACGAAAAGGTCACGAATAGGTATCTTACGGTTGTCGATGTAGGCGGACGTTCCAACAAGGCAGACTGGTCCGTCATTGTCGTGTTCGATAGATACTGGATGATGGAAGGCGACAAACCTTGCGTCGTTGCCCAGTGGTACGGCCATATAGATATTGATCTCCTGGCATGGAAAGCTGCACAGATAGCCAAGTTCTACGACAACTCCCTGCTCGTCATTGAGTCAAACACGCTCGAGACGCACGACAAGGAGCGAGACACCGAGGGAGACCAGTCCGGATTTATCCTCAACCAGATAAGAAGTGTGTACAAGCACCTCTACGCACGCAAGCAGAGTGCTGAGGATATTAAGAAGAAGGCTCCTAAGAAATACGGATTCCATACAAACGTATCTACAAAGCCGATGATTATAACAACCCTGGTAAGGGTTATCCGTGAGAACATGTACATCGAGAGAGATCAGCGTTGTCTCGACGAGTACATCAACTACGAGAAGAAGCCTAATGGTGCGTATGGTGCCATCGTAGGTGCGCACGACGACTTGCTCATGACAAGAGCCATCGGTCTTCACATCTGCTTCTTCGAGATGCCAGTACCGAAAATAGTGATGAGGGTAAGCGAGTTTGCCCCAGCAAAGAAGAAAGTGGTATCAGCTGCCACCATATAAATAAAAGGCCGGGTAGAAACCACTACCCGGCCTTTTCCGTTCAAGCCACATTCTGGCCACCGTTCCAGGCGATTCCATCGCCTGTCCCCATTACGCTGCCTGCTGCTGAGGCTGCATATATCTCTGCAACAACTGTGCTGCACGTGGGTCTGCATGTACCTGCTGCTGCACCTTCTGTATAAGCTCCGGAGAAACACCCTGCATCTGCTCGCCACGCTCCATGGCCTCCTTGTTGCTTCTGATGCTCTGCAAGAGATCGTCTGCAAATGGGAAATCGCCATTTTCCAAAAGCTGCTCCACGCTGATAGCCTGAGCCTGCCAGAGCTGCATGAGAATATCATTGCTCAGCTGGCGATATACAGGAGTTGTCGTGCTCTCGGTAACGTTAAGGTCAAACTCAACGTCTCTAATCTTCTGAGGGTCACGCTTGATTTCAGCTGCGTTCTTACCGGCAATGTTTGCCATGGTAATATCATCATAGAACTGCTGGATGTTCTTGACGTCCTTGATGGCTCCGTTACGGATGAACTCGCTGAACACCTCGAGAATATCAAGAAGTGAAGTCGTGGCATTCTGCGTCTGCTGGCTGTAGAGTGCTGCACTAGTGCCGCTATAACCAGGCTTACCCTGCAAGGCTCCATTCACGCCCGAAATGTCCTCGAAGAACTTCAGCTGCATACTGAGCAAATCTCCGATTCCAATGTTTACCGAGCTTGCTGCAACCTGCTGCGGAATCTGCCCGCTCTCGCTAGGCTCATACACAATCACTCCGTTAACCTCTGTCCAGCTTTTAGCAATATCCTCAATGGATACGCCTTCCGGCAAGCAGTCCTTCGGAACGAGAAGCACACCCTTGGCGGTTGCTCTGATTACCCAGTCGTAAAGGGTGATGAGGCGGTTCACATAGCGCTGCTGGTCTATCACGTCAGCTACGAAACTGTGTATCTCTCCGTCAATGAAAGGATATGCCATGAACACATAAGGATGACTCTTGTGCTCGTATGGAGTCTCGCCCTCCTCCAGGATGTCACCAAACGGACTGATATAATAGTAATACCAGTAGTTGTCGGTGAACCACTCTTTCTGAATCAAAGGAATCTCCTCTTCAGGAAGACCATCCTCCAAACCCTGCTGCAAACGTCTTTCGTTCTCGTCAAAAACAAGTTCCTTGTAATCCTCCAGGTCTATCTTGAACCGGCTTCCGTTCTGCGGATCATAACATCTGTAACGGTCTCTCTGCTCCTTCTTCCATACCTCTATCACACGGCATCGGCTAGGGTCAGTCGTTACGAAGAAGTTCCAGTTCTTCTGTGCAGGATAACCGAACTGGTCTGCATACATCGAAACGCATGCCTTATCTGCGGCATGACGGTAAATCTCCTTCAATCGCTTGTAATCATCTGGCGACTTTGCAAACTGGCCGCAAAGGTCACCAAACGAAATGTCATGTATCTCTCCAAGCATCGTGCAGTCCCATCCTCGTGGGTCTCTCATGTTGGAGTCTATGAAGAAGTTGTTCGGCTGAACGTAGTCTGTCCAGCAGTCAAAGCGGTCATTCTTCCAGCATGCGTACTTGCGGTGAACGCAAAAGCCGGAGATAAGGAACTCCTCCATCGTTCGTGCCAACAATCCATTCATGCGGTTAAGCTGCATGTTGTACTGCAGAATGGTGCTCATGGTCTCGCCAAGCTTCTGCTCGTCTCGATCTCTTGCCATACATGTCGGCTCCTTCGACTGGGAACGGTACACACCTATCACGTTTCGCACCAATCTTCTGATAAGATTGTTCTTCAGCGGAATATTTCCCTGGCTCTTGATATACTCCTCCTCCGTCATGCGTTTATTGTCAACCTCGATGATGTCGTCCCACTGCTTGCCATAGCAATATCTCTTGTTTCGCTGGCGGTCCCTGCGGTAATCATCCATATTGCTGTAGTACAGGCTGGCTTCCATGAGAATGTCAAAACCTCGTCTGCGGTCGTCGGAATTCTTTGCTCTTCTCACACTATCTATAACGCTTTCGTCCGGTGCCGGAGTCTTCGGCATGATGTTACTCAAACGGTATAGCTTAGCTCTTTTCTTTGTTGCTACTGCCATAATAATAATGTATTAATGTGTATGGCGGCAAATATATGAATAAATGCCGCCATACTAAGTTTAACTATTTACGGCCGTTCGCCTTTAGCTCTGTCTGAATGAGCATGAGCAAGTAACCGATGTCACTCTTCTCCTGCAAGTCCGTAGCCTTTGAAAGCTTCTCCTGCAACTTTGAGCGTTCCTTCATGAGGTCGTCAACGTCCATTCTCGTAAAGCTGTCCGCATAGACGAGCTGCTTCTTCAGGGCATTCAGTCCGTCTGTAACCTCCTTGCGCTCCTTGTCACTCAAAGGCTCCTTCAGCTCATTGTTGTATGCGTCGATGTCTGCCGAATAGTCCTCGTAGATTTCCATGCGTCGATACTCCGGTGAGTTGTAGAGCCAGTTGATTTTGTCTGCATAGTCCATGACTCCATTGTCGGTATCATCTTCATAATGCTTCAGTCGTGACTTGATCTTGTCATGCTCTTCCTTCATGCGGAAGTATTCGTTGTTGATGGCACGGTACTCTGTACGCTCGTCACCATTCTTCAACACACGGTTGAGGACAAGCCAGTTTCTAGGGTCATACTCGCGGTCTCCGAACATGGTATCAAACATCTTGGATGTCTTGTCGATGGTGTTGCTGACACCACCAAAGTAACCATTAAGCAGATATTCAACCTTTGCAGGGTTGATGTCGATGGAACCCTTTGTGTACTGGTCGCCTCCGCTCACATCGTTCATGACGGCAGCCAGGTTTATAAGATACTTGTTGCCGCTCTTGTAAGACTTTGTCCACTCTGGCATGTCCTTATTCCAAGGAGTATCCTTGTAGAGAGGCATACCCGTCCACGACTTGTTTGCTATCACCTCTGCGAAAGGCTTGACAGAAGAAGGAACAAAGGCGTTCCAGCCTCCGCCACCTTCAAGGAAGTCTATTGGCATAAGCTGACTGAACTGGCCTGCAATCTGGTTTGCCAGCTCCTCGCCTGTGTAATGTTCCTTTCCGCTTACAGCACTCATGGCAAGCTCGCCCATTCCGTACATGGCTCTGTACTCAACAGGGAGAGGGATACTTATCCACTGCTCATCCATGCCAGGAAGACGGAACACGATGTTTGAACGTCTCACGTACTCAGGAAGGTTGTAATATGCGTTCTTGTCGCCATCATCCCCATCGTCACCGCTACCGATCGCAGCCATCAGCAAACCGAGCATGAACATGGCACCTACACCTGTAAGCGCCTTTCCAGGATGCCGTTCAAGCTGTCTTCCGAAGTTTGTAGTTCCTTGCACTGCTGCATTCCAGAAGACGTAGAAGCTTCTTCCAAGTCCTGATACGAAGGCTGCCGTGTTGCCCCCGAAGGTCTGGCCGTTTGCGCCCATGAACTTTGCACCGCTACCCTTCTTGTTGAAGTTCACGCTAATCTCCTTGGCATCATAGATGCTTCGGTCGATAGAGCGCTTCATCTGACGGGATGTCATGAAGGCAGCAAATCGGGCACAGTTCTCAACCGCGCGGTTGTATTCATCAAGGCGTTCTCCAAGCAGGCTCCATGCCTTACCGATGGAAATTCTTCCGGCACGTCTCAACTCTCGCTTGATGTCATTCTTGTGCTTCTCGATGTCCCTTACGGTAGAATAGCCGGTCTCACCTCCGTTATCCATGAACAGCTTGAACATCTTTTCCGTTTCGTTGTTCATGTCAAGCGTACCATTGCGGAGCTTGGAGAAAAGCACCTTCATGATGGCAGGATTTACCTTCATGAAGTTCTTGTTGTATCTCACCGCATAGTTAGGGCTTTCCTTCACCCACACCATGGTATTACCATACAGGGCGTCACGAATGAAGTTTGACACAACGAAATCAGGGTTTCGTGTCGTGTAGAATGCACTGAGCTGACGATTGAGGGCTTCACCTGCACGGAGAATGGCACCAATAGCACCGGCATTGTCATTGTCCGGGTTGGTCTGTCCGTTCAACGCCTGTGCCGCACGTGGGTTGCCATTGATGGTTACCACATACTCAACTCCGTTTCTCTTCACGAGAACCTGATGCTGCTTCAAGTCGCGACTCTCAACAACGCGATATGGAATGTCCGGATGTTCCTTCTGGCTTCTGTACTTGTCCGGCTCATTCTTGCACAACTCCTGCATGCGGTCGTTGAAGTCCTTAACCTTTTGCTCGATTTCGGCAGGGCTGTCATTCTCGCTGAGGTTGTCCGCAAACACTGGCTTCCACTCATCTGTCACATCATCATGCTCCAACCATACGTTGCTGACGCTCACAAGGTCGCTAGGATGATTAAGGGCGAAGTTCAGGAACTTCTGCTTGACAAGAGTATTACGGTTGCCCTGCATGATGGCACTCTCGGCCATGCTCTCCATGTTAGCAAACGGATCATCAGCCTTGCTCTTACGTCCCTTGGCTGTCTTCAAAGGTGCATTGAATGCACTGTTCTTGTCTGACAAGTAAGCGTAAGTATCCTCTCCTGTTTTCTCATCAAAGCCACGAAGAGGTATGTAGTACTCATACATGGAGTTGATGTCGTCAAAGGTCTCCTTGCTCATCAAACCGCTTTCGTAAGCCTTCTGCAAGGTTGCACCGGTCACGGCATTAACCTGTTTCCAAAGCTTATCCGTAGCATTCAACGTCTCATACGTGCTAACCATGGATGATGCTTTCAGCTCAGCCTCACCAATATCTTCCTTTCCAGTCAAGGCCGTGAGACCTGCATAGTCTCTGCCTCTGTTTTCAAAGTACAATTCCTCTTCACGGTCATGCTTCTTCTGCTTCACGTCTTCAAGGCGGTCTATGGCATCCTGGTCGAGTGGGTCTTTTGCTACAGCTCGCTGGGCTTTGGCCAACTCTTTCCCGAACTCCTCGTTTGCCTTTTTCTCTGCATCTCTGCGAGCCATGACAACATTACGTTCCAGTCCATGTTTGGCCATCATGTAATCAGTAAGCATCGCACGCTCCTCTGCATCCTCTGCCAGACGGCTCACCTCATTCAACAAAGGCTTGAACAAAGTTTGCGCAAATGCCTTGCACTCTGCCTGGTTCACGGATGAAAGACGGTTCTCACCCAGGTATGGATTCTCGAATCCTGCCATATCCTCGATGTGTACCTTGCTCTTCCCCTCTGCCTTCAATACGGCATTCATGGCTTCCTTCAAGCTGAGCATTGAGTCCTGCATCGCCTCTTGCATCTGGAACATTCCACGCTTAACACGCTGGTCGTAGATGTTTCTAGCATGTGCCTTCTCATACTCAGCAGCATCGCCATCACGGAAAAGTTCATCATCTTCTGAAAGATTTTGCCCATTATCCTTGTTTGTTTCAAATAAATATGGTATCTTTGCAGCAGAAAGGGATTCGCCAGAGTACGTTACGGACGTAGGGAGTAGGGTTTGTTTAATTTCCATAACTCGCTGGTCGATACCTTTCCTTCTTGATTTAAAGAAACTCTTCGCAGTAAGATTACCCTTTTTGGTACTGCATACCTCTGTAAGGTTATACAACCCATTTCCAGCATCTTTCAAAAAGAAGAACAGCTTACGGCCATCTAGCTTATCCACACCATACAGAATTGCGTCCGGTTGGTTCAATACATCTACCATATTCTGAATATCTTCATCATTCAATGGTATATTATTGCCATTGTCCTTCTCGTTTTCTCCATAATGGTCAGAACGGATATGATTCAAGTCCGAAGGATTGAGAACAAAGTCCACATATTCCTTGAACGTTAAGCCAGACAAATTCTCCAAGTATGCCTTACCTTCTGAACTTATCCTACCTATGCTTTTAGGCTTGCCCGTAAATTCCCCACTCTGTGCCTGTTCAAACAAGTCGGCAACCTTCCGCTTTATTTGCAATATGTCTGTACTCTCTTCCGCCACCATGGTACCACCGGAGGTTGAAGGCTTGGCATAATTGCCAACCCCCAACTCCATTTGCTTGGTAATATCAGCAGCCTCGCCCATGATGCTGCGATAACGCCCAGGCTCTGCCAGGTTCTCGTAGCTTCTCCACAGTATGTAGCGAAGCTCGTTGTCTGTAAGGGTCTCGCCCTGATAACCCTTTAAACCGATGGAATGAAGCATATTCAGGAACACACGCTTGATGGTCTGCCACCATCCACTCTCCATGGCACGCTCAAAGTTGGTGCGCTCCGCAAGCCCGGCAAGATATTCCTCTGTAGCAGTGCGGAAGTCCCAAGAGTGCTTCTTGGCAAGATTCACGATTTCCCTGCGGATACCTTCCTCGGCATAGTTGAACACGTTGTCCAGGAAATCATCGAAGTGTGTACCGAAGAGTTGACGCAAGCCATAATGGGCTACAGCCTCATGCAACACAGTCTGCTCAATATCTTCAATATCACGATGATTCTCAACCACGATGGTAATCTTGCCAGTATGTCTGTTATAGAAACCCTTCGCCTTCTTGCGCTTACCGGTCAGCGTTGAAGCATCAGTCACCACCTCTATATTATTAAGGTGTAACTTATCTGCAAGCTCATCCACATGTCGTGCCATGCGCTCACGCTCCATTGCTGCAAACTTCTCCTGCTGCTCAGGTGTGAAACGGCTCTCGCCCATCATCCTGCTCATAGGGTCATTCAGAAGAGAAATATCAGCATCGCTGATGATGCCATCACCCTCACGGTTAACGTCATTCACTACAGACAATCCCTTCTCTATAGCTTCTTTTATCTGCTCACTCTTCTTAACTCCCTTTGGCCCACCAATCTTAACACCACGCTTTTCAAGTTCAACTTTAACCTGCGGAGTAACAACATTCTCAGGAATGACAACATCATACCCCCTTACGTATGAAGCTATGCGGTCGGCAACTTCCGCATTTGACAATACACGTACAGGCTTGTCGTAACGGGAAAGGATAACCTTTCGTGGCTCATGGCCCTGGTCAACCAACTGCTTGGTTACCGGACCGGCATGCCAGTCAGTTTCACCTACTGGGTCTTTCGAGAACTTCGCACGATAGCCGCTGGATAATTCAGACACCGGAACCTCCACCTCAACGGTAACAATGTTCGGTCTGATCCATGCAGAAGAGAACTGGTCGTTCAATGGTGAGCGTGATGTATGCCAATAAGGATTGTAAGCCACATCGCGAGTAACCGTAGCCTTCTTGCCGGTAGCATCCTTGCTTCCCTTGTCAAGGTCAACGTAGCCAACCACATCACCATTCTTGTTCGTCTTGGTAAACTTGATGATGTCCTCACGCTCATCTGCAACCTCCCATGTGCCAAGTTCACGTGGCACGACAAGCTTACCCTTAACGGCTGCCATCATCGGTGGATACAACTTTCCGTCAATCACCTGCATGGCACGGTAAACCTTCACGGTCTCCTGGGAATCCAGCCATGCCGATTCGTCCTCTGTAGCGTCACGATACAGGTTACCATCTTCCTCATCCTCATCACCAGGCGAAGAGAAAGCATCCTCATCGAGATCCTTAACCTCCTTGTCAAGCTTGGCATACTTGGCCTCCTTCTTTTCCATTTCCTCCTTCATCTTCTCGGAGTACTCTTCAAAGAGTTCCTTTGCCCTAACCAGCTTGTCTTCTTCGGCAAACGGCTTACCATCTCGCTTGTTCAACTCCTGGATGTCTGCCTTATCCTTGGTAATCTCAGCCTCTTGTCGGGAGATAGACTCCTCAAAGCGTTTTCCACTCACCACATTATCTATAATGTCGTTGATGGCATTCTTCAAGTAGCCCTGTCTTACCTGCTCGTCCTTGATGCCCAGCTCATCGCAAGAGTAGGTCATGATGCGAGATACGCTGCCCAAGTAATTGAGAATCTCCGTATGTGCGACAAAATTATAACCGTCAATGTTAATGGCAAGGTCCATGTTTATCAACCCCTCTGGCGAATCCTCGTCACGTATCTTTTCCTGATTCTCAATCACCTTCTTGTTGTAGTTCTTGAAGTAATCTTCCATGTCGGCAACGCTGGCAAAGCTATGCTTTCCAATGCTTATCTTCTTGAACTTACCATCAGGAAACGTCTTCTTGATTCCGTCAAGGCGAGTCTTCTGTCTGTCGGCAAATGCCTGAACCTTCTTGATACGCTCCTCCAGCAGCGGCTTTCTGCTGTGTATGTAAATCTGGTCAAACTCCCATTGCTTCTTGCGACCTTCCAGTCTGCGCAACTCTCGTTCTGCCTCGTTCTTCTTCAAGGCATACTCGCTACCCGACAACTGGGCTACGGTATCACCGAAGATGTCACTCTCCTCTTCAAGTACACGGTTACTCATGCTGTTGGCAATCATATCCTTGCTGTGCATGATGCTGTCAGCAATGGCTCCCTTGGTCTCCAGACGCTGGTAAGCAGTAACATCAAGGCTATCTTCCACACCCATGCGAAGCACACGTACAGGGATACCCCATTTCTTCAACAAGTTACCCTGTCGGATAACACGTCCGTTGCGCTGCGTATAGTCCATCGGGCGGTTAGGTGCATCCACATGGATGAGGGTATGTAATCTTTCCTGAATGTTCACACCGGTACCAAGGGTAAATGTACTACCCATGATAACACGTATCTCGCCACGGTTCACCTTGTCGAAGATGTCGAGCTTCTTCTTGACGGTCATTCCCGACTTGATAACAACAACCTGCTCGGCAGGAACACCAGCCTTGATAAGCTTGTTGCGAATATCCTCATAAAGGTTGAAGCCGGTTGAGGCATTCTGATAATGGTCAGCAAAGATGGCCACGGTACCATGATATTTCTCCGAATCCTTCAGTGATCTCAAAGTCTGTCTCACGGTCTCGTTGGTCTTGCTGTACTGCTCGTCCGCTGCATCTTTGAGCACGAGTCGAGGGTCAACGGCTGCTGCTGCAGCTATGCCATACATGGTAAGAGGGATGGCGGAATTCTCCTTCTTCTCTTTTCCGCTCATGTTCTCAAAATCCTCAAGTCTCTTGCGGACAAACTTCATCACCCTACGCAAAGCCTTGGTCTGAGGCAGGTAGATGTCTGTTGCCTTGTCTCCGTTCTCCATCTTTGGAAGCTTTGACTTCAAGTCCTCTACTTCCTTGGAAAGGACAATATCAGAAACACCCGACCAGATACGTGCAAGCTCAGGAAGGTTCATGTAACCTGCAAATCGGTTCACCTCCTTGAACTTTCCGCTGGTGGTAAACTCTGCCATCGTCTTCAAGTTACCGAAGTTACGGACGAAATCATCAAAGTAGTAGATGCCATACTGCTTCATGGTGTCAGCAGGCATGAGATAGCGCATGAACGTCCAAACCTCAGCGGCAGTATTGCTGATAGGAGTACCTGTAGCAAACACCACATTGCGGCCATTGTTCTTCTCGAGCACGGCCTGCGTCTTCAAATACACACCTTGCGACTTCTTTGAGTAAGAAGGGTCGATACCCTTCACGCCACGCTGCATGGCAGTAGCAAAGCCGAGGTGCTTGTATTCGTGAGCCTCATCAACAAGAAGAGCATCTATGCCCATATCGTCGAAGTTCTCTACATCGTCGGTACGTCTATCAAGCATCTCCTTGGCCTCTACCTCGGCATTCTGCTTGGTTACCTCCTTCTTCTTCAGCTGGGCTGCGGTATCCTTGCGTTTGGTAGTCATGTTGCTGGTGATGTCTGCAAGCTGCTGCTGCAAGTCCTCGATTTCCTTCTCGGCCTGTCGGGTTATCATGTTGTTGCCACTCTTGTCTGCATCCTTCATCTGCTCCAGCACAAGAAGCTTCTCCTCGATCTTGTCATTGATGAAGCGTATCTGTCGCTCCTCGCTGTCCGGAATAAACTCAAAGGTTGACTGAGGAACAACAATCATATCCCAGTCGTTGTACTTAATCTTGGCATAGAAGTTCTTTCGTCCCTCTGCGTTTCTGTCTGCATCCTCCAGGGTAAGAATCTTAGCCTTTGGATAGAGAGACTTGGCTGATGCCACAAACTGGCCTACGGTTGCGTTCTGCACGACAATCATAGGTTTCTTGGCAGTTCCCAGTCTTCTCATCTCCATGGCAGTAGTGATAAGGGTGAAGGTCTTTCCGGTTCCCACCTCGTGTGCCAGCATGGTTGGCTGAGTCACACACTTCACCACAGCCTTTGCCTGGTATGAGTAAAGGTTGAAGTCTCTGTCGCTTCCATCCAGTCTTGGAGCCATGCCAGGATAACGCGAAGGTGCGAAATCATCCGGGATAGCGAGCGGAACGTAGTTGTTGAACTGCTCGTTGTAGTCTGCCTCAATCTTTGCAGACAACTGCTCGTCCTGCTGCATCTTGCCTCTTGCCCAGTCCTGGAAGTCCTGTCGTATCTCGTCAATCTTGTTGCTGCAAGCCTGTGTCGCATCACGGTCAGTCTCCCTTACATCCTTGCCGTTCTCCTTGTAGGTTCTGGAAACGATGATGGATTTATTCTGAATGGCAGCCTCGATAAGCTGGTGACCAGGAATAATCTTGTTGAACAGCAAACTCTTCACGCCAAAGGAATTGTCCTTTTCCTCGTTGATGTAATCAGGAGCATCCATAAACCAGGTACCACCGGCAGAAGTAAACTTCACATTCACGTTGGTTCTTTCCTTCACATAGTCCTCGTACAACTTCGGATCAATCCATGAAGAACCGAACGTGAAGTTAATCAAGTGTGCAGGAATGTTCATAGGGATAACACTCTCCAGTGCCTTGATGTTGGCATTGTAGCGTCCGCCCTCATTGTTGTCCAAAGCCTGGCGGAGCTTCTCACGCACATTTCCACTCTTGTACTGGTAGGAAACCTCAATCTGACGGGTGATAGGATTCTCGAAGCCAAGACCGCTATTGATAATCTCGTCCTTCACTTCGTCTTCCGACTTGCCCAAAGCATTGGCAATATACTCCACGTCAACACGTCCGTTCTGGTACATGCTGGTAATGATGGCATCCTTCACGTTATGAGGCTTAGGCTCCTTGGCCTTCTCAACCACACGCTTGCTGAAGATGTCACTCTTGCCGAAATGCTCGGTATGGCCGCCTTCCTTGTCGCTCACGTCCTCGTATGTTTCAAGCGAGAACACATTAGGATAGTCAACATCCCTGCGGAGGAATGCCAACTGTGTATTCTTGTTGAAGTGGCCGTAGGTAGCTACAAAGTCATCGTATGCCTTGTTGAGCTTATCAAGCAGAGGTTTCAATCCCTTGTCGCTCTCATTCTCCGTCTGGTATGCAAGCACATCATTAAGCGCTGACTTGATGGCAGAGTAAGCGTTGAAGCACTCAACCTTGGTATGACCTTTCACCTTCTTAGACTGGAAACGGGTAATCAAATCGCTATCGCTAGCCTTCTCACCCTTCTTTGCAGCAGACATAAGAGGTACGGCCTTACCCCATTGAGCAAGGCAAATGTTGCCATTCTTGTCAACGACCATGCTGCCTTCCTTTACATCAGGACCCAGTTTCTCATACACAATTCGGTTGTTCTCCTCCTCGGTATTCTCAACTGGAGCGTTGTCCTCCTTCATGCTGGCGAAAGAGTTGACGAAATCAGTCAGCATATTCTTCTGGTTCAATCCCCTTGCAGGGAAAAGACCCATACTTGTAGGACGGTAGGTGTCGCCTTCCTCGAAACCGAACTTCATCTTTCCTGCCATCATTTCCGGATGATCCTGGAAATATTTGTTGTAATCAAGCGATAAAGATTTGATTACAGGCTTCTCCTTACCGTCAACCTTGCGAGTCTCACCAGTGTCATAGCTGGCAACACGCTCACCGCTGGTGGAACCTACATCAATGGCATTGACCGATTTCTGTCCGCTCACACGTCTGCGGACAACAAGGATGTCACTAGTTACGGATGTGCCACCAAAGGTGTTGTTGTTCAAGCGGAATGCACCGATGAAGTCTGAATCACCCTGGTTGATTACCCAATCACGAAGTTTCTGCGACTTGTCGAGCGTACCACTAGATGTGATGAAGATACCGATACCACCAGGTTTCAACTTGCGAACGTTCTTGGCGATGCAGAAGTCATGAATGTTTCCGAACTTAGAGGACAAGTCCTTGTCACCGCTCTCGTCCTTCACCTTCAAGCCAGTGACGAACGGAACATTTGTAATGGCAAGGTCAACGCTTCCGTTCTCTATCTTGGTCTGCTCGAAGCCCTGTATGTCAACCTGGGCATCAGGATAGAGCAGAGAAAGAATGCCACCTGCCGTGTTATCAATCTCTACGGCATGAATATCGCTGCGGTCGCTGATTTCTGTCGGCATCTGGGCAAGGATATTTCCGATACCTGCCGAGCCTTCCAGGATGGTTCCACCCTTGAATCCCAACTGTGTAGCAATATCCCAAAGGGAATCAATAATATGTGTAGGTGTGTAGAACGAACTGTTTGCACTCATCACCGCCTGCTGGTAAGCTTCATTGCCCAACAGCTTGCGTAGCTTCTTAGGAGGTGTATCTTCACCCCAGCCCCATGAGCTTTGGGTGAATGCCTTACCCAGGCCACCCCAACCGCTGAACTTGCGGAGAACAGCCATCTGTCTAGGTGTGGCTTGCTCACCGCTTCTCAGTAGCTTCTGAGCCAACTCAATAGCCTCGATGTTGGCAGTAATACGTGCATCTACAGACTTTGGAGCATACTCCATACCACGCTTGCCATGGTTGTTATGGGTATTCTTGCGCTCCTCCGGCTCTAGTCCCTGTAAGCGTCCAGCGGATCGTTCAGGGCGTCCGAGTACTTCTCCCTCTCCTGACGATACGCCTTGATCTCCTCGTCCGTCATTCCGGCCTTCTTGTAGATTTCCGTCCACGCGTGTGTTGACAGCATGCTCCCGCTCAGCAGGTTCTTTCGGCAATACTCCGTCTGAGCCTTGTCGATTCTCTCCTCGAGTTCTCTCCTCGCTATCTCCTTCTCGCTGCACCCTATCTCCTTGAGATACTTCTTTTCCTGTTCTGTCATTGTCGTTACTGTTTAAAGTTTCACTTTCTGTTTCCTGTCCGTTATCGAACAGGTCTGCAATATGCACCTGCGAAGATACTGCTTTTTTACGAGACTTCTTCTCCTTAACCGGATTATTTTTCTTTGGAGTCTCTTTTTTCTCCTTTGCAGGCTTATTGCTAACCACATGGGTTATATGGTTATAGTCAAACAAGAAAGGCTCTGTCACATCGTGCTCGATAGTATTGGTATGTTCGTCAACCGGAACTACTCGGTCGCCAACCACCTGGCCTAAGCTCTTTCTTGCACCATACTCCAGATTGAACACATTAATTCTGCCATTGGAATCAAGCAGTTCAAAACCAAGCCCCTCAGCCTCATCAGAAAGTTTCTTCAAAGATTCCAAGAGAGTCAACATCTTATGAGGTTCCTTCTCAAACCAATCTTTTTCCAACTCCATGACAATATTCTTGTAGTCAGACTTGATTTGTTCCTTGGTACGCTTGCCGTTGTCATTCTCCTTGCCTTTCTCCTTTGCAGGCTCTGCCTTCTTAGGCTCAGTGGAGAAATTGTCCAGGGCTTCGCTGAACGCCTCACGCTCACCCAAGCACTTCAGCAAGGTAGCTTCCAGGTCAACGTTCTTTGTGCCGGCAAATGTGCCTTTCTTCTCGCCAGCTTTCACACGACCGCTCAACTCATCAATAAACTTCTCACGCTGCGCCAACTGCTCTTCAAGCATCTTCTTGCTGAGCTGCTCCTTCACCTGCTCCAGCTTCTTAGCCATGGAATCCTTTGCTTCCTTTACAGCCTTGTCAACATCAGAAGAAGGAACGGTGTGGTCGCTCAGTTTGGCCGTGCCGTTGGTATGCAAGGCATTGAACAAGCTTTCCACATTAACCTCTTTAACAACAGTCTCCTTCTTCTCCTTCTTCTTCTCGTCTTTAGCCTGAGTATCCTCAACCTGGAGGTCTTCGAGCTTTGCGTCTTTGCCATTGGTCAAATAGACTCTGTCAATATATGACTCACCGAACTGCGCTGCACCTACCTGCTCGCCCTTACGGACAACCATCATGACGTGTGTAGGCTTACCTTCATAGTAAACCATACCGTTGCCTTCCACATCAGCTTCCGTAGCAGGACGGAAAGACTTTTTGTCCATGGTACGACGTGCGTTGCGCTCATCGACGAGTTTCTTTTGGGCCACCTCTGCCTGCTTCTCAACCTCAGTCTCAGCTGCGATTTGTGCTGCCTGCTCCATAATATCCTTGGATGGCTTATCAAAGTTCGCCACGTCAATGCTTGCAACCTCTTCATAAGAAGACATATCCCTGTCAAGCTCAGCCTTTATTGCCTCAGGAAGGTCACGGACACCATTATAGAACGACTTCAGGTATGGACGAATATCATCACCCATATCATCTATCATAGCCTTGGCATACTCAGTAAACTTACGTGCGCCCCTCTCAATATGATACACAGCCATCGAGATACCAATCTCTAGAATCTCAGGATCAATACCCATATTCAGCTGACCACGCAACTTCATGCGCATTCTCTTCTTTAAAGTCTCGTACTCATCATCAGTAACAAGCACATTACCACTAGGATTCTTCTTGACCTCCTCCTTCTTGGCGATACGTGCAGCCTTGTCAACCAATGGTTCATCCGGTCTGAACTCATCACTCATAATATATGGTAGAAGAACGTTGTCCAACCAAGCATTAGCCTCATGAACATCTTTGAAATCACGCATTCTACGAACACTATCACCAATAGATTGATACCATTTACGAGCAGTCTTCAAGTCGCCTTTCCTTACATTCTTGGCATAATTCTTAGCCCACATGATAGCATTGCCTTGAAGCACCTCCTTTATAAGTTTGGTATTATTCAAAGATGATTTGCTTTTCTTAGCAACATCATGTGCCGCCTCAACTTCCTGGGCAGTTGCGCTCGTACCATCTGTAAAAGAATAGCTCTGAATGAAGCTACGGCCATCTGGCATTTGCATGTGATGAGCCATAAGGATAGTCTTATTCTCACCATGAGGAATGCTCCAAACCGTGTCACCACCATGGAACTCATCCTCTGGGAATACCGAATCCTTCATATCCTGAAGAGTAAGAGGCTTTGCGTTCTCCAGTGCTTCGCTATCTTCACCCAATACTGCATCAGTAAGTTTCTTGGCATCCTCGATGCTACGCATCATGAAGCCACCTTGCTTCTTGTCGTACCAGCCTTTAAGCGACTTAGCCAGTGAAACAGCCGCACTTTGCTTTTCACCCAGTTCGTCTGCAAACTTGACAAGCTGCATATCAAGCACCTTGCCACGCTTGGTTGTGTACTTGGCAGGCTCTACAGTATAGTCATTTGTCTGTGTTTCATCAGCCACGGTGTCAGCAGCCTTACCGGAATCTGCCTTTTCCTTTCCGTCAAAGTCGTGATACTTGACAACTGATACAGACATCAAGTGTCCTTGCGCATCCTTATGTGCAACAAGTTCATAACTGCATTCGTTCCTTCCATCGGTAACGGAAACATAATTTCCTTTGACAATATGGAACCATTCCTTTTCTGATTGATACAGCTTATCGGCAGGAACCTCTACACTTGTTACCTTGGCTTTGTATGATGGATAATCATCTGTTTGTGAATCATACATGCCAAACATCTTCTCAGCGAACTTGATGATAGCAGACGGGGTTACACCATTAGGCACGACATCATTACCAGAGTCTTCTACGAATTGGCCAAACGGAGATTTATCATACAAATTTTCATCAATCCACTTTTGCAGATGCTCTTTTACCAATGAATACTCGGCAATAGGCTTGGTCTTGCGATTACTGCTTTCTATCCACTTTTTGAATATATCCATAGGAACAGTAGAGGTAATGATCTTTCTCTTGCTCGTTCTCCAGCTACTGTCATAGTTAGAGAAATAGGCATCTGTAGCATCATCCCTATCGTTGAAGCCGAGCATTACCTTGTGCTCGTCAAACGTTCCATCAAGGTTGTACTGGTCAACCACATAAACATTCTGCTGGTCCCATGAGTCAATATCATTGCTGAGGAATACATCCAGGTGGTCGCCATCAACACCCACGTTGTCGGTCATGTAGCCGTAAGTATTGTTCATGGTCACACTCCATTTCTTACCGTTGGTATCAGTGCCGGAGCGCACGCTTCCCCTAGGCTGCTCAATGGAAATATTGAATCCAGCAACCTTAACGTGTCCCTTCTTGTAGTTGCCTGCTTCCTTCTGTCCGTCTGTAGGATTGGTGTCTGTCTCAGCCTCAGCCGCTTCGATGGATGATTGAAGGCTTGCATTTTCAGCAGGAATGATACTAGAGTTATTGAACACAATGACTTCTCCACTACCAATATTGCTATTCTCTACACTCCATACATTATTATAATGTATAATGCCGTCGTAGCCCTGCTCCTTCAGCAGAGACATGAACTCCTTAGCTTCTGTTTCATCAAAGCCAGGGTTACCCAAAAGATAGAACGGATTGTTCAATCTTACATGTGCCTCGAATATCTGGCCGTTGTGTCCGTAGTCCTCTGCAACATCTCTGGAAGGAGAGAAATACACACCATCACCTGAGAAGGTAGCCTTCTCCCCATCTGCCCGGTTGTGTCCTGGCTCCAGGTCGGAAAGCTTCAAGTCCTTATCAAGTGTACCATGATACAGAAGAACTGGCTTGCCGTCAGCATCAGCAACGATACCATCATTGGTAAGGTTGCGTCTCTCCTGGCTTATAGGTGTAGCACCACCCTTTTCAAGGAGTTCGTTGATTACATTTTTCTCTCCAGGTCCTCCATCAGCGTTGGCAGGTTCAGTTCCTCCCTCGCCTGGTCCTCCTGTTTCAGCAGCTTCACTGCCTTCTTGCTGCCCTTCTTGGCCTGCTGGATGATTGCCACCCAATACATTGCTGTCTTGTTGTCCATCATTATTAATGTTTAATGCCTCGTTGATGGCATCAGCCAACGAGCGAGGAGTGTTGTCAATACTATCTTTGTTGAATAAGTCAACCGCCTGGGAGCCTTGAACAAGGTCAAACAGTTGGTTGAACGTCTGCTGGATGAAGCCCTGCGTTTCACCCTTATACATAGCCACAAGATGAAGGGCGAAGTCCGAGAATTTACCATCAGGAAGTACAGCTTCTCCTGTCACATCATCAAACTGGTAAGAGCGTTTCCAGTCCTCAATAGCCACACGTGCATCCTTGAAATTAGTAGCCGAAGCAAAGGCCTTGTCACCCATCAGCTCATTGAAAGCCACGATAGACTCCTGAATATCCTTCAGCATGCGGTTCTCCTTAGGGCTATTGAAATCGCGATATGCAGTTGCAAGGATGGCACGCTGCGCCTTTGCAGGCATTCTGTTAAACATCTCCTCAAGGCGTTCACTGCCACCTTGGAAGATGCTGCCATACATGATACCCTTCAAGTCGTTAGCAGCCTCAGCAGTAAGATTACCATCGCTATCAAGCGCACTTGTGTACTGTGTATCTGAAATGAAGCCCTTGGCATTCATCCACTTCAACACCTTATTGCCGTTCTTGTCAACGAGCTGGGAGAAGCTAGCCTCATCATCGGAACTCTCGAGCAGTCTCTTAGCGAAAGACTTCATATCATCACCCATCTTCTGGATGGTGTTCTTCACCTTGATACGCTCAACGCCACCACTCTCTGTGTCCTGGGCGCTATGCTGACCAAGTTCAATGGCCTTATTGTCGTCAACATCAACCATATTCACAAGGACAGGGTTCTTCATCTTCGCAATATCCTCTGCCTTCAAGCCGAACTCATCGGCATGATCCATAAGATACTGCTTATATATGCCGGCTTGGTCGGCATGGTTGCTCCACATCAACTTCAACGCTGCACTACGATTGTTGCCCTGGATGGTCTCTCCACGAGAATTGACAGTAGGCGCACCAGTATATGCTGTAACGCTTGATGTAATCTCGGCAGGGTTGATGTTGGCCGCAATCTTCTCAGAAGATATGGTACTAGCTTTGTCCGTACGCTTCTTTGGCTGCGCTTCTGGGATGAAGTGAGTCACGTTAGGCTGACCATTTATGTGACTTGGCTGCAACTGTTCGGCCTCAATAAGCGCAAGATGTCCAGGTTGTGAAACCTTGTCGGTGAACTTGACAGAAGTCTCCTTACCCTTTGTATCAGGAATATTCTCCTGTCTTGCATACTGATGGCCATTTGAACGACGATAGCCCCTCGCACGTGCATCATGCGGAGTATCATTCACCCAATCAGGTACACCGTCAACAGCTTCACGCTCCTTACGTTCCTGCTCTTCCTTGGCTGCGGCCTGTGCCTTAGCTTCCTCAGCGGCAGCCTTAGCCTTCTCGTCAGCAGCCTTCTGCTCGTCAAGCATGACCTTACTCTTGCGCTGCTGCTGGATGCCAGCGATTTTCTGCCAATGCTCCAGGTTTGCCTTTGCCTGGTCCACTGCTTCCTGGTGTTCCTTCTCAGCTGCAATCTTCTGCGTGATGGTTCCACCAGACTTTGGTTTCCACTTGTTGAGCTTATCAAGAGACGCCTTCATATCAGAAACCATGGATTCAGCAACGGTCTTGGCCATATCCTCGTTGCCGCCAGTCTGCTCTACGATGGCATCGTATGCAGTATCAGGGTCGGTCTGCTCATAGATAGGCTCACCATTATCATCCTTAGGAACACGATCCAGGGCAGACCGTGTAGGAGCTTCCTCCTCACTGGCTTCCTGTTGCTGAGGTTCGTTTCCGGTCTCATCAGCTGCCGCCTCATCAGTATCAACAAGGGGATTCGCCTCGGTATTCTCATCGTCAACCGGAGTATTTTCCTCATCAACCGGAGTATTCTCCTCCGTCTCATCAACAGAAGGAGCATCAACCTCGCGACTCCACACCGACTCGCCGTTGGCATCGGTCACACTCTCGATCATGTTGTCGAGCTGCTCAGGTGAAACAACCTGCACATGCCAGCCGTTGAGTGGTTCCTCGGTGTGAATCTCGATACCATCCTCATCTATGCTTTGAATAGAACCACGGATAGGCTCACCATTCTCGTCACGGATAACGATATTATCAAAAAGGCTGTAAGTAGGCATAGTCGGACCCTCCTCCTGCTCGCCTTCCGCAGGGGCTTCCTGCTGCTCTTCCTGCTGCTGGGCTGCAACCTGGGCACGTCTTGTCTCATCTGCCATCTGCTGAATACCAGACTTTGGCATCTGAATGATACCGGAAGTTACGGGAGCTTCTCCTTCCTGATACACAGTTTGCGTCACCACGTTCACGGTTCCATCGCCATTGTCAACCACACCCTGTTCGTTAGGAGTGAGCACAACAGTAACAGGGCTGCCATCATCGCCAGTCGCCTGGTATGTGTCACCCTCATTCCACTGCTTTACGGTTCCATCTATGTTGTCAGCCGCTTCCTGGGCGTGCTGGTTACGGATATTCTCCGCTGCCTCATGCTTCTCCTGGTTAGGATTTATCAGTTCCTGAGCACTGTGTATTGCACTAGGGGAAACCATCTGTAGCTTTCCCGACTCAGCATCCATGATAACGATGCTATTGTCCGACTGCTCATCGTTGACGGATGAATCATCATTGAGAACAAGGTTGCCGCTAATGACATAGGCAGTCTGCTCATTGTTGTCCTCGTCCTTCAGCTTCAAGGTAACAGGATGAATCATGCCATCAGTACGGTTGGTATGGCTGTCAACGAGTGCGTTGCTTTCCTCTATCTGGCTGTCAATATCATCACGAACACGCTGCACCATGCCGTCATAGGCAGACTTGGCGTTGGCGTAGTCGAGAACAGGCTGCAATCCTTCGGTGTTGCCCATGTGCTTCTGCTCCTCTATGTAGCGGATAGGGTCCCCGATGGTATCATCAAGCTCGTTCATATCGTCGATGCCCATAGACTGTGCCAGGTTCTGACGTGCAACATCCAGTTTTGCCTTGGCGTTGCTCATCTCTTCCGGATCAGTAGTGTCGTAGCCATCACTATATGAAGTATTCATGTTCTCAATATCCTCATCCTTATCGCTATCATCAGCATTATTGGCCTGTGCAAGGTTATAACCACGCATCTTTGAAAGATTACGGACATAATCAAGGGCTGCCTTCTTCTCCTGAACAGGCATATCCTGGGAACCAAGGATGTTGTTAGTAACGAAATCAGCCATGTGCTCATTGTCTGTTGCGTCAATCTGTTCACGCAAAGGCTCCCATTTATCAGGAGTCATACGGAAAGATGCAACCTTGTCAGCAGTATCCGTCTTGTGCTTGTATCGGTAATACTGGGATGTATGGAAACCCTGTATTGTCATTGGTACGGCACCAAGCAAAGCGCCCATGGTAGCACAACCAAGCCAAATATCCACATGGTTCTGTGTATTGGTAAGGTCGTTGTAGGCATCATCGGCATGACCTGTAAGTGCATCGAAGAGAGAACCTTCATACTCTTCCAGTGCCTCGCCAGGTAAGCCCTGGTAACCACCAGCACGAAGCATCTTGTTGTACGCTTGGTACCAATCCTTCTTGCCGACCTGGGTAAGCGCATTTGAAATCTTGGAGAGTCCCATCTTGTTATATACGGCAGCACCAGCCTTTTCAGCTGCATTCAAGGCACTTTCAGGAATAATCTTACCTGCAAGTTCGCCAGCACTCTTGCCAAGAACCTTGCCAATACCAGGAATGAAAGCACCAAACATTTCAGAACCGTTCTCACGTGCCTGCTGTCTCTCGGCCTCTACAAAAGCACCGAGAACACTATCCTGGTTCTCGATTTTGTAATTTCCGTCCTCGTCCTTTGTGACATCACCGGCTGCAAGCTGTCCAAACGTACCAGCAGTATGACCGATACCGGTTGTATTGCTTACCATGGCTCCAGTCAGATGTGAACCCACCAATACGCCCGTAGCTTTCAATGTGCCACGTGCCAGCTTCTTTGCAATAGCCTTTCCGGCAGCGTCCCCGGTAGCCTTTGCCAACTGCTTTGCACCGATATTAGCAACCTTCTTGTAAATACCCTTGGCCATTCCTTCTGCTCCAGGGTTCAACGCAAGATCCTTCATGAAGTCAAGGGAGTTCGCCATCATGCCACCAGCACGAGACCATGCACCATACTGGCCGCCATATTGTCCCTGGATAGCATTATTGACTGCCATGTTATCAAGAACAGCCTTGGAAGCCTTCTCTTCCTTAGTAAGTTCCTCTCCCTTGGCCAGCTTCTTGTTGATGCTGTCAAGATGCTTCATCGCTTGTGTCTGGGCAGTGACATCCTTCATCTCGCCCATGCCGTCATTGAATGTGTATCCATTGGCCGCAGTAGTTGCAAGCGTATGCCAGAAGCTATTTATCTTGCCACTCTTCTTGTCTTCCAGTGTTGTTATGGCAGACTTGTTGTGGCGAAGAGCTGCCATCAACTGGGTATATATAGGGTCGTTGGTATATTTGGCATCAACGGCATCATACTCGCCAGCTGGTCCGGCTCCTGGTGTTGAAGCAGCAGCAGACATGCGCATGAAGTCAGCAAAACCCTGATTAGGCTTGTTGTCAATCTCCTCCATACGCTTGCGCACCTCTTCATTCAATCGCTCACGCTCCGCATAAGCATCCTGCAACTGTCCATCGACAGTTAAGCTACGCTTGTAATCATCAACGGCATTCTGCTCCACGTCCGCAAACGCCCTGTTGTCGAACTCATTTCCACTTTCAGTGATATAAGAGGACTGCATCTTACCAGTTCCCGGGTTGAAACGTGGCTTGCGCTTGACGACATGACGGTTCGTTCCAAGCTTTACAGGCTTCACCTGCAAGCCGGAGTTTGCCTTCTGATATTCCATCTGGTTGTTGAAACGCTGTGTAGAAGCATCGGCCTGAGCAAGGATATTGCCAACATTGGATGCATACTTGCGCTTGTCTGCCTCTGTCAATGGTGTGCCCTTCGACTGGGCTACAGGCTTGGCTGGCTTATGCACAACTGACTTGTGAACCTGCCCACGTCTAGGCAGAGCCTGTGTAGCGGTCTTATGAACCTTCTGGTTTGGGTTCCATTGAGCTTCACCTGCTCCACGTGCCCTTGACGTTGTACTATTCACTGGCACAAACAACTTCGTATAGAAGCCGCTGTATGAGTCGGGAACATCAAAGCCCTGGCTTTTCAGGGCATTGTAGAGCTTGTGACGACGACTTGCGCCATCATCACCCTTACGTGTAAGCTTCTCCTCGAACTCATTGTATGAATTAGGCACATCATAGTTCTGTGCCTTCAAAGCATTATATAACTTTGCTAATCTCTTTTCTTCCATTGTGTATTGTTTGATGGTTAATCAAATGCACCTCCAGTGCTTTTCTTCTTACCTCCACCGCCAGCATGCTTAGGCTTGGCAGCAGGCTTCGGCTTGACAGGGGGCTTCACTGAATGGCCACCATTTACCCTGGTAGTCGTAGTTACCTTGGTTCGTCTGCCCTGCTGCACACTGGATGTAGATGTGACGGTATCAGCCTTCCAGGTTCCATTTTGGCGCGCGAACTGTTCGGCAGCCTTAGCAGTCTTGAAACTATGCACATTGCCGTTCTTATCGTATGCAGTGAACTCCTTCGATGAAGAACTTCCACTGCCACCACCTCCGCTCTTGCCACCTTTACCTGACACCCAGGAAGACGTTCCTTGCCTGTTGTCCTTGCCTGCAGAAGCCTTCAGCTTATCAATCTCAGCCTGTAGTTTGGTAGCCACATAAGGTAAACCGGCAGCAATCGCCTCGGATTTCTGCTGGTACAAAGCAGCCAGCTTGTCGTCCTTGTTGGCAGCAGCTTCATACTTCAATCTCTGAGCTTCAGCGATGGCATCCTTTCTCTCCTGCTCAGCCTTAACCTTATCAGCGTTGACCTTGTCAATCTGTAGAAGACGTTGCCACTTGCGCTCATTGTCCGCATTCTCATCATCAAGAGCCTGTGCCTTCATGAGGGCTTCGGTGTACTCCTTCATGTGCTGGTCACGCTCCTGCTTGATTTTATCCCATCTATCCTTAACGACATCCTGCTGGGAATTAGCCGGGTTGTACATGTTTGGAGCACCTTGCGTGGTGAAGTAAAGGTTAGCGAGGGCAGAGATACCATCACCAAGAGCAGCAAAGATCTTCTGCCTCTTCTCCTTCTTGCGCTGCGCCTCCAGCTCCTCAGCCGTTGGTGGCTTGTAGGGATTGAGTGCCTGATACATCTCCTTATACGACATCTTCTTAGGAGAGTTATCCACAGTTTTTTCAACAGGGGTTTGTACCCCGTCCACTGGTTTTGCAGGTTCCTGTACGGCTGGCTGCACGGCAGAATTGCCCTTTCCGGCTTCCGCAACCTGCACACCGGCACCAACAGCAGAGCCACCGGCATTCGGCATGTTGTCCGTCGGATCACTCTCCATTTCGTGGGCGATAGGTGGAGGTGCGTACATAGGTCGCTGCACTCCACCATTGAGAATCTCATCTTTCGTTACTGACATAGCTGTACATTTTAGACTGGTAATTTGCTTGCAACAGACGCAACACCCTGCACGGCTTGACTGATGGCTTGCGCCTTGCCCTGCTGAATCTGGTTGAGCTGATTAACATACTCATCATCCTTCTGTCTGTAGGTCTGCTCAATCTGGTCCTTGCGAGCCTCAGCAGAAGCATTGATGTTGCTCATCGTATCGCTGAGCGCCTTTCCGTTTGCTTCCTTGGCAGCTGCAACACTCTCGTCAGTTCCACCCATGACCGCTGCGGATCCGGCTGCCTGCTGGTTTCTCTTCCGGATGCTCTCCTCCGTCATTGTCAGGAGTCGCTGGGCATCCGCACGCTGGGTTGCATCCTCATTGTAACGTTGGTCATACCAGTCCTGGTTTGACTTGCGCTGAGCCTCGACATTCCGCTTCATCTGTCTCAGCGCCTTGCTTGCAGAGATGCCACCGAATATACCTCCAGCAGCACCTATAGCACCTCCGATTAATCCCATAATATAAAATATTTAAACGTTTAAACTTAAAATCATGGCACAAAAATAATGGGTTATCTTTGCACTCCACGTTTAAGTTATTACACACGCACGCATACAGGCGTACAATAATTAAAGATTTTGATATGGCAGCAGGAAAAAAGACAGGAGGGCGAAAGGCTGGCACGCCTAACAAAGTATCCGGAGCCGTGCGCAAGGCTATTTCGGAAGCCATCGACGGCTACTACACATCGGAGCAGTTCATGAACGACATGGCTGCACTGAAGCCAGTAGAGAGAGTACAGGCGATGGAAAAGCTCGCCCAGTACGCAGTACCAAAACTACAGTCAACGACACTTGATGCTACCGTCCGGAAGCGAAAGACTATTGAGGACAGATTGCTTGCGGCTAGCCAGGAGGCAGCAGGAAAACAGGCAGAAGAAGAGGATATTGACGATGGTTTTGACGATGATGAAGCATAACGTCTATTAACATCTACTTTAGAGAAATGAGCGGAAATCTGCATGGGTTTCCGCTTTTTCTGTGCCTTTTTCAATCATTTCTGCTACATTAATGGTTATTTCTTCCGAAGAAATGGGCATTTCTGTGTAAGAAATAGGTATTTCTTCCGAAGAAATAGGCATTCCTTACACAAAAATGTGTAGAAAATAATTTTATAACGTTCATTAACTTTCAAAAAGTGCATTTTCGGGCTTTTTCTGTAAACAAAATCGAAAACAAAGAAAAATTGGAAAAATTATTTCTTCCGAAGAAATGGGCATTTCTGTGTAAGAAATAGGTATTTCTTCCGAAGAAATAGGGTATTTCTTCACATTTATGTGTAAGAAATGGGCATTTCTGCTACATTAATGGGCATTTCTTACACCTAAAGTAAAGTAAATATATATATCTACTACTACCGCGCGTAACACGCATGCGCGCACGTGCGAGGGAAAAATTTAGATTTGTTAAGAGTTCGGTGAAAACGAAAAGACAAAAGAAAACCTGCAAAGAAAGTTCCTTGCAGGTGTGTATTGCCGGGTAGCATCATCAGATAGTCGGGATGTTGTTTACGGCCGTGCGCTTCATCTCATCAGCAACCTTGGCATAGATCTGTGTTGTCTGGATTGACGTGTGCCCAAGAATCTTGCTCACTGTGTATATGTCTGCACCGAAGTACAGCAGCAGTGTAGCGCAAGTGTGTCGGCTCATGTGGAAGGTAACATGCTTCTCTATGCCTGCTGCCTTTGCCCATTTGTCCAGGTAGTCGTAAATGATTGAACGGTCTCTGAACTGGAACACGTAGTTCTCACGGCCATTGATGCCTTGTTCAGGCAGCCACTTCCTGGCGTTCTCCGACAATGGCACATATACCGGTTCCTTCGTCTTCTGCTGCGTCACCTCAATCTGGTATTCGTTGGCACCCACCTTCACGATATGCTTCCATTTAAGGCGTGACACGTCGATATAGCGCAATCCGGTGAAGCAGCAGAACAGGAAGGCATGCTTCACTCTCCAGTCGTCACATGGCGTGTCTGCGAGCTTCTGAACCTCCTCGAGTGTAAGATACTCCTTCTTCTTGGTTCTGCGCTGAGGCTTCTCCGACTGGCTCAGCTTGTGGAACGGATTCGATGTTATCAAGTCCAGACGGACCGCCTTGTTCATCAGGATCGAGAAGACGGTGAAGTACGTGTACACAGTCTCACTGCTCAGCTTACCGCCATACTTGTTCGTTCCGTCACTGGTGAGATAGTCCAGGAACCGTCTCAGGAATGACGGTCTCACACCACGCAACTGTGTATTGGGTGCAAACCTGTTGAGGTGTACGATGAGGTTGTGAATGGTCTTGGAGTAGTTGTTGTAGCCATGCTCCTTGTAGTACTTGCGCTGCTCTTCCATCCACTCAACGAGCACCACCTTGCCTGCTTCCTTGTCGTGGATCTCAAACTTTTCGTTCTGAATGTCCACGATTCTCTTTGCCTTGATTTCCTCAGCCAGCTTCATGGTTTCCCTGTTGACCTGCTTGGCTGCACGGTTGGTCTCAGGAATCAGATAAAGGCCAAGAGACTCCTTCAACCGCTCTCCATCCTTGACGATGTCAAGGTAAAGCGATTTCTTTCCATTGGAAAGTTTTCTTGTCCTGATGTGAACAGGACCCAAATCAAATTGCTTCAT